AAAAGAAAGGAAAGCTAATGAATGAAGTCAATACTGACCTGGCTAAGGTCGCTGCTCCCAAGCAAGACCAGAAGCCAGCCGAGCAGACCAAGCCGGAAAACAAAGAAGTCGAAGTAAAGAAGTAATCTCTCTTTAATTCATATTAAAGGCCCCTTAGACGCACAAGGATGCATCTGGGGCCTTTTCTATTTGGAGAAGACATGTTAACAAGTCAACTTGTAGAAATGTACGGTTACAAGGAATTCAAAGACGGTAGTGCACATCTTTGGTTATCACAACATCCCTATGATCCTGGCGGAAGCATTTGCTTACCTTGCAAATGGTGGGAACAGGAAACTATAAAATCTGGTTTAGACTATCCACCAGAATTCATATTTTTCTTCACTGCCCCAATTCATAAAAGAAAGAAGTTTAGACGAATGAAATCCTTTGGAACCTGTGTAGGAACACAATATACAGCTACAGATTCTTACAATAAGATAATGATTTCTTTAGATGATTGCAGTAATAAGCCCTGCATTACATCCACCGCAGCGCCAACGCTTGTGTGTGCACAAAAAGAAGAAAAGGGAACTACCATGGCTACTTTCAACACTACGGCTGACCTCACTGCCCAGCAGAAGAACTATCTGGCCTCGCGGTTGGATACTCTGAAGTGGCAGAAGGCTGACGAACTTCGTGCGCCTTACGGCCTGAAGGATGACGACGCACCGCAGTCGTTCGATGAACTCCTGGAGCGCCTTGACAAGGGTCGCTACGTGATCTCGGATGAGAAGCGTAAGCTGAAGTACGGCTGGTACGATGCCATGTGCTACGTTGAGTGGCGTGACCCGGCGATCAAGAAGGATCGTGAAGGTTACGATGCGGCTGTCGAGAAGGTCGAGGCTGCTGCGCTCAAGGTGAAGGACATCATCGTCGTCAAGTCGCTGGACGATGGTCTTGCTGCCGTGGAAGCTTTCGAGACTGCCGCGTTTCAGTGACAATTGGTGGATCAGGGTTCTAGAAGAAACGTATAACGTTCCAAACCCTCTCTACTACTACCTCTAAACAAACTAAAACCCCCGGTTGAAGCTTTTGGCTTTAATCGGGGGTTGTTTCTTGCCTGTGAATAAGTCTATGGCAGTTTGCACACAATGTTATCAAATTATTTGGATCATTATTATGATGGTTCTGGTCTATGTGATGAACATCTAGTTGACAACGATTTTCAGCTATAAAACCACAACGTGAACAACATTCCTCTTTAAACTTTCTATAAATTCTTTCGCCATTACAACGATAGACATAAAATTGTTTACGTTTTCTTATTCCAAATCTCTTTTCATCACACCAAGAACATAAGGCTTGATACGTTCCTTTAGAAGTTTTCTTTTGCTTATTCTTCTTGCAGAAAACACAAATCCCCTGGATGTGGGTTGCTTCTGGTTTTCTATAAAGCCAAGCGCTCATATTCAGGGGGTTTATTTGTGTCTATTTGAAATTTAGGGTTAATATCTAGAACCTAACTCAGATTTCTTAGTCTTTTGGTCGTGAATAATTTGAGATCCTCGTTGAATGTCTTCAGTATCCTTACCTAAGGATAGTAAACGTTGTGTATCCGTCATTCCTGCTCTACGAGAAGCATTTCTAGCTTCTACTTCACCTGCAATAGAACTGTAAAGAGGATGCTCCGCATCTTCGAGTGTTGATTTAGCAATTTTTACAGCTTCTTCATAAATCGTTTGACGTTCAGTAGGTCCTTTAGCAGATTTATATTCCTGCGAAAGCCTCTTGATTTCGTTAAAATTTCCCTGATAATTTCTTTTAATAATAGCAGATTTAAGATTATCTTTTAAAACAGCTTCAATTTCATTAGGAGTTCCAATGGTAAAACCTTCTTTAAACTGGATCCAATGTTGAATTTCATGAAGCATTGTGCTTTTAATCTTTTCAGGATCGTTTACAATTTTAGGGTTTATATAAATTGTATTTACATTAGAATCAAACATTCCATAAAAACCCTTCTTCTCCATAATTGGAGTTTCTACAACAAGAACATCTTTTAATTCTGGGTATACTTTGAAAAGCTTTTCATGGTCAAGAACATCTCCTAAATAACCTGCTCGAATTTTTCCAAATTCTTTTGGAGCTTTGTAATCTTCTAGTTTTTCAGGATTGAACTTTGCTTGGTGATCAGATATCTCGTTTTTCCAACGTCCTTCTGAGCCTCTTTCTAAACCAGTCATCTTTTTAATTAAACGTTCATCAATGCCCGCTGTTTCCATTTTACCTGCAAGACGTAAGGCGTCTTGAGACAAACGCCCACCAAATAACCCTAAACCTTGTTTATATGGAGCAGAGGCCATGCCTAGACCTAGAAGATCAAAAGCTACTTCAGCACCTTTGGAAGCTACTTCAGGATGGTCTTCAACGCTAGCACCTAAGGGCATTTGCATTGCAGATTCAGTGAAATCTTTGATGGCTGCTAAAGGCTTAGTGACAACAGCGTTATAAACCTTACTAGCAGTAGGAGCTACAATCTTATCATAGACAAAAGATGGAGCTTGGTTGGCGAAAGAAGAACCTTCATCCACCCAATCAGAACCAGGTTGTTCCCAATTCTTGCGCATTGGGTTAAATGTTACCTGATCAAGGGGTGCCCTATCATCAGCAAATGCAGGTGCAGCTACAGCAGCCTGGAATTCATCCTCGTGATATTGACCATCGCTTGTACCAATAGGCATTTAGCGTCTCCGGCCACCGCTAGGCTCAATAGGTCCATACTCAATACCTGTGATGGTATTAGCAGGATCAGTTAGGTTTTGTCCAGGAGGCATCTTGCGTCCAGTTACATCCATTGCTTCTGGTATAGGTTCATTAGTAGGATTACGGACGAAGTCCATAGGAGTCCCACCTCTACGTCTATCTGGCGAACTATAGTGCATTATGTCGTTAGATGTATTTGGAGTGGTACTACCCCTAGGGCTTTCTGTTTTACGCGATCCTGGGGCATTTGTGGGCGATTGCGGGGCATTCTGTGAGCCACCCTCGGTAGGCTTAGTGCGAGACAAAACCATTGCTTCACCCATTGCCTGGATGGGATTGACCTCTGTACCCTCTGCCTTCTTATTAGGATCGAAGCCAGCATTGCGTAGCTGTGCCATTACAAAAGCATCTGGGTCTCCATCAACAGACCTAGCCCAGTTAGCCTGACCTTGAATACCGATATTGAGACGGTCAATGATTGTTTTAGCGTAGCGATACTGACGTACAGCAGCTAGACCAGTGTTCTTGAATTGAGAGGCAGCTTCAAACTCAGCCTTAGGCTTAATGTCAAATCTAGATTGATCTGAGTTATAGCTAATCTGATAATTAGTATTAAGCATGAGCGAGCTTAATTCTTTGGCTTCTTTACCAAAGAGTTGCACGGCAAACTCATTCTTTACCCAAGCTTCATACTGTCCAGCTAGACCTGGTTGTATTCTATCTAGACGTTTGACTTCATCGGCTACTCCCTTAGAAGTATAGTCAGAATAGACTGCATACTTACCAGGAGCATAGGTGCCATCTGGCTTCCAGTAATCAGGTCTAAACCAAGCTAAGTGATTTCTATTGGTAGGATCAAATGCTGCCTGTAAGAAGCCAATCTTAGCTTTGTCAGACACCTTAGGATCTGTGACATTATCTGCGAATGTTTTACTTACACCTGCATAGTAATTGTTATCGGTAACGTTGTTCTTTTGTGCTTCTGCAAAGACCTTGTTCATAGTTACTTTAGCAGGAGGCAAGGAACTGCCCGAACGTTGTGGCGTAGTAGGTTGCTCAGGTGGAGCAAGAATACTGTCGATATGTTTGCTGTTGCGAATGTCCTGGCCTTTATCAGCAGACCTCTGCGTAGCAACTTCCTTCATGGCATTATCAAACATAGTTTGAATGCCAGTCTCTATTCCTAATTTCTTTGAAATAGATTCACTGAACTTACCTGCAAGAATAGGATCAATCTTGCGTAGGGCTTCGTTAATAGAAAGCATAGTGCCTATGTCTTTGTTTTCATAGACCTTCCGCTGTGCGGTAGCTTGCATATTGGAGACTGTCCGCATGTCGTCCGCAGCCAATCCATAATCTTTGTTCTTCAACTTATCAATGACATTATCAAAGAGCTTCATGCTACCATTAATAGCTTTATCCAGTTCAATATCAGAACCCATTAAGCCTGCAACAGTGTATGTATTGCCATCACGATCTTTCAGAGGTTTGTGATATTCATCCCACTTGGCTCGGTAGAAACGTTGACGGGCATCTACAACAGCCGTGGTAATCTCTTGACCCTGCTGATCAGTCATAGTCGTCTTACCGTTGGCAACCATGGTTAAGAACTGGTCATACTTCTGTGGAGTATTGTAACCAAGGGAGTGTGCGGTAGAGACAAACCAATCAGAAGAACTTTTGTACATATCTTCTGAGATATGTTGATTGCCAAAGCGTTTATTAGCATCGGCAGACTTATCTGCTACATTATAGTCAGAAAGCTTGCGATCATTCGCAGCCTTCCAAGCAATCTTATCTTGTATCTGTGACCAGACATAGCTGGGATCGTATTTACCAGACATTAGTCCTTGTCTAAGCTCTGGTCCTTGAGGTCCTAAACTACCCATAATGTCTACGTTGTTAAACAACGATAGAACTCTGTTACGGTCTACATTTGCACCAGACATGCTGGCATTAATAGTTTGAACCAGAGATCTGATCTGAGCGTTAGCTGGATCAGTTCCTAGTGCTTTAGATACCAGGCCGTCAATGTAATCTCTGTAACCAGGATACTGTGAGCGTAGGTCTTTGCTCAAGGTGAGCATCTCTGCATAGTACTTAGTATAAGGAAGACCCTTCTCGTAAGCACCGTATAGAACGTCTAGATCCTTTGGCAGTTGCTTTAGATCATTAGGCATAGGCTTAGCTACACCAGGAGGATCTGGCCAGATGCTATCGTCAGGCTTTGCCTGAGCGTAAGCATTCATTGGATTTTCATCAACCTTGTTAGCACCTTCAATGGTGCCTGCGAGGTTTTCGTCTGAACCATCCACACCAATGGAACCAGATTTAGTTTTACCTGATTGAACGTTCTGTAGATACTGCGTGAAAGCATCTCTACGTTCATCTACGCCTGAATAGACCTTTTGCTTAATATCTTCTTTGACGACGATATCTGCAGCCTTGATGCCTGCATCCATGACGTTGGCTAAGCCGGAGAGGGCTACACCAGCAGACTTATCTGCTTCAGGTTGTGTGATACCTTTGGAATATCCCAAGTAATTGGGATCGCCTACTCCAGGAAGGTCTTGAGGAATTCTAGCCACTAATTACGGTCCTTGTAATGTTTTAGGATAAGTACGGAGATAGTCGAGTTTCTTGGCTTCAGGTACATCGTGGAGGTAGAACTTCCAGTTAGTCCGAGCAATGAGATCTTGGTGTCTGTCAGCAGCCTGAGCTATGATCTTGGCAAAGTTCTCTTCTGGGTATCCGACAGCATGTAACCAAACGAAGGCACGTTTCATATAATCTTTAGCTTGCCCTTCATTCTTGTCGTCTGCTGCTTGAAGTCCACGTCTGAACTCTTGAGTGAACTTGTTCTCAGCATACTTCCACATTTCTTCACGATCTTTAATAGACCAAGTTTTGGTGAAGACATCGTTAGCATCTTGAGGTTGTAAACCAAAAGCTGACATGAAGACAGCATTCAGAGGAGATACCTGCCCTAAGACATATTCTTTCTTGGAGAGCCAATTACCTGTGTTAATTGCAGCAATAGCGTGCCAGATACTATTGACAGATTGTATTTCTTTGAGAGGATCAAGGAAGTCTTCAGGCTTGAACTTGAACTCTCCTGTCCCTTTTATTGCATTAGATATGGCAGTTACGAAGCCATCTCCTGCTGTGAACATGTTATGGAATGTTCCGAAAGAAGCACCACCAACAATAGTCCACCAAGGTTTATCACCACGGAGAGCTTCTTTGAGTTGTTCGAAGCCTTGAGCACCGTAGCGTTCACCAATGTTATACCAATTGCCTGTAGCCATTCCAGCAACCAAAGCTGGAATACCTTCCATAGCTAAAGAGTGCAACCAGTTGTCTCCAACCACATAACCTTGTTCCAAGGCATTCTTGCGGAGGTATTCTCCGAAGGGGAAACCTGTGACACCAAGTGCAGAAGGAACACCAAAGGCAGCAGAGTATGTTGCCATGATGCGAGCTCTAGCGAGAGCACGTTCAGTTACAGTCTCTCCGATACGTTTGGAGAAGAAGACTTCTGCCAAGCGCATTTGGTAAGAGAGGAACTGTGATGTAAGGGAGAACACACCTGAATGCATTGCCGAAGCAGAGGCACGAGACATGTTGTTGGCTAAAATATCAGCACGCTCTAAGATTTGAGCACGCTCTAGTTCAGTGATGCGTCCAGTAGGATTGGCTTCTCTGAACTCTTTGAAGGCTGTATACCAAGCACCTTGTCTGACGAAGCGATCACTACCTTTGAAGAACATCTGCCCCCAATCGAGGAAGGTATTCCATTTGGTCTGAACCAGTCTGAAGTTATCTAAACGATCTTTGTAAATGTGTTCAGCACCAGAGTATTCAAACCCTGTGCGTTCTAGTTGCTCTCTAGCTTCTTTCCATTCACCTGCCTTAAAGCTCTTGAAGCCAGGCATATTAAGTTTAGTTGCCCAGTTATCTAAGGCTTCAACCATGTCTGGGTTTATTCTGGCCCATTGATGTAACAAGGCACCGTACGATCCTGCAGGCGCATGTAGAGGAGAATGCGCAGCAATGTTAACGTAGGTCATGCTGTTAGTAATCAATTGTGGGAGAGCAAACAGACCCATCTTCATATGGTAGACCATGCCTCTGACAAAGGAGACAGGATCTTTAGTAATTGGAAGAGCGGTCTGCGGTATCATTGCAGCCTTAGGCCCAATCTTATCATACATAGTATCTGATAAGTTTTGGGTTAGCTCTGCAGCAAACTTGTCTGTAATGGTAGGTTGACCTAAGAATTGCTGGATCTTAAATCTATTGGCCAGAAGAGCAGACTTTACCTGTAGAGGGGTGTCATCTTTCCAGATTGGTCTATAAAAATGTTTATAAGGAGAATACTTAAGTTCATCGTTTCCTGGTTCCAACCATTTACCAGCTTCTCTAATCCAAGACTCCACTGAGAACATCTTATAGTCATCCGCAAGCTGAGAATTCAGAATGCGAGACAATGATCTGTTCATCATTGGTAGAGGATCAACTAAGTCTGCTGGCTCATACTTGTAGATTGGATTATGGCGTGTACCTTCATTATTAATAGTAAACATCTCCCAAGCATCACGTTCACCAGTAAACTTCACCTGGAACTGTGAGGCTAGAGAGCCTTGACGTGTACCATCCTTAAAGGTCTTGGGATATCTTTCCTCAAGATCTTTATTCATATCTACAATTAAGGTATCCCGAGGAACTACAACAAGAGGTTCATGAGTATTCAGACGTGGAGGAATATCCTTGCCGTTTACTTTGCTTGGGATGAACCAAGAGCGGAACTCTTTCCACTCGATTGGCAAGTTACTGTCTTTGAAGAGTTGTTCAGCAGCTTTAAGATTTACTGCACCCTTCTTATCCATCAACTCAATGACTGGATTAAGCTTAGCTACTAAGTCATGTCCCATCTGTCTAAGAGCAATAGGCATGACTGTGGTATCTCCTTCATACCAATGTCTGAAGTCGTTCTTACCCCAGAACTCTGGACGTATCTTAGCCTGCTTAATGTAATGGTCGTATTCGTATTCAAAGTGTCCACCACCTCTACGTGGGAGTTGATCCCAGCTTAAAGGCTTCTGTTCCACGTTCTTAGTTATGACCCAACGAATGTTATATCCCTTGGCCTTATCACCAAACTCTTGGAATGGACGTTCATTAGAATTGTAAATCTCAATGACCTTGGCTTCACCACGTTTGATTAAGCCTTCCCAAGTTTCCTTGGTCTTCTTATTAACTTTAGAACTGTTCTTGTAAACTTGTTCACCGCCGAGTAAGTCTCCTACAACCATGATGGAGTCATCACCACCGGGGAAGGTATGACGTTCAACACCATCGAATGGCGCAGCAGTGTGTACTTTACCGTCTGCATCCTTAACAGCAACAGTCCAGTTCTGTGCGCCCAGGCGAGACTTGTTTCTATAAAGTTCAATGGTACGAACAATACGGTCCATCTCTACGAGACGCTTATGAGCGAAGTACGCTCTGACCTCATAGTCTTCTGGCATCCGTTTGAAAACGAACTGGTAGAAGTCTTGAAGCTCACTAATGCTTTCGAAGAAACGTCCTGGCTGTCCTTTGATATCTTTATCTAGTTGATCATTCTTTAGCGTACGCTCTAAGTCTTCCCATTGCTTCTTGCCACCCTTAGACTTAACAGCGTTGATAAGCTCACGCTCTTCATTAGCAATGTTAGTCAATAGAGCTTTAGCATATGTGACAGCATGTCTGTTCATACGATTAAGCTGTGACAGCGTATCTTCAGGAGTACGTACCCAGCTTAAGGCAGACCGAAATAGACCTGACTGCGGTGTCTGATTAATAGAAGCTTTCTTTAAAAGATCTCTGACAATGTCATCAGTAACATCCAAAGGGGCATTAACACGAATAAAGTAACCCAGACCAGTACGCGCGAGAGCAGCTTTATCCACATCAATCATTCCAATCTTTTCTAAGCCATGCATCTGTGCAAAGGCAGCGGCAGTAGCTTCATCCGAAAAGAGAGTGCCTGCGAAATTACCTACTTTGATATCGTAGTTAAATGTATTGGAGAATGGATCACGTACTGGATCAGAAACATCTAGAATAGCATTACGAATGCCAGGGTTATTCTTCTTAGCCCGTTCTGCTAATTCTCTGAAGACATCTTCTGAAGCTTGACGAAATGGTACGGACATAACCTGTTGCATATTAGCAATGGTGCCCATAATCTTATCTTGCGCCGTGTCGTAATCCTGACGAACGATATTAGTCAGACCAGAAGATAAACCTTGATCGCCACCTTTCTCAATGGCAGCAACGTCTGCACGTAGCCCTGTAGGAAGCATCTCCAAAGCATCCTGTGCTGGACGATTAGTTCCCTTGAAAGTTCTTTCCACCATATCAGCATTACGCTGTACGGCAGCCTCCGTCATATCACCCACACCCTCAGCCAGACTGGCTTTGGTAGGTGGTGTATGTGCTACATTCTTAATCTGATCTTTAACTGCAGCCCGTACTTCAGCAGCAAGGGCCATATGCTTTGCTGTCTTAAAGACACCAGAACCTAAGGTCCAGATACTGCCAAGGTTAAGCGCAGACTGTATATCGTCAAAGCTTTGATCAGAAATGGACTGACCCACTAGCGCTGTGGCATAGTGAAGTGCAGCAGAAGGATTGTCTGCTTTAATTCTATTGTATTTTTCTAAGATGACTTTCTGATATTCACCTTCGGGGAGAGCCAGATCTTTTCTTGTGGAGATTTCAAGGTTAGTGCCAAGTAATCCTTTGAAGAAATCTAGACCTTCTGCACGAAGCTTACCTTCAGAATACAAACCGAGGGAGAAGATATCTTTAGCAATATCTCCTGCATAACCCCAGTTAGATTGTTTCTTTAAAGTCTCTATTGCATCCTGTTGAAGTTTCTTAGAGAACTCTACACGGGCAAGGGAGGTTACTCCTAGGTTAGCAATCTTCTGTGTGACAACAGGGATTTCCTCGTATGCCTTATTCCAAAAGGTATCTCCGTCCCGTTGAGCAAATTCATCGAACTCACCAATAGCACGTTCAGCGTACTTCTGTTCGAAGACAGAAGCTACGTTAGCTGGAGGAATTGCAGCATTTACTTCAGAAACAATATTACGTTTCTCAAAGTCATTGTTGGCATTCCTAACGGCAGCTACGATAATGCTTCTTTTCTTGACTGCATTGTTCTGGTCAATGGTGGCTGTAGCTGTCTGACGCATAGTGTCTTCATAGCCTTTAGAGAAGGCATCATAAAGCTCACCATACCGATCTCCCCATAAACTGGCCATTCCAAGGTTAGCCTTGGTCGCACGTAGTGTAGCTATCTCCGGGGAAAGAGGATTAGCTTGAGAAGAATTTGTATCAATACTAACTGGAACTATTTCTTGTTCAGAAGTATCAATTGAAACGGGTTCCATTAACGCGTGCCACTATAATAAGGGTTTATTCCACCAGATGAGGTGAATGGGTTGGAACCATACATCGCGTAGCCAGCAGCTTGTCCAAAGGTGTTTGAACCGCCAAAGGCATTGCCAGATAGATTTCCGATTGTTCCTAGGTTACTTACGATTGCTCCGCCAAGAGTACTTAAACCTTGTCCAAAGGCCATTTGCGCACCAGCAGCGGCGTAGTCCATCTTGTATTGGGACTCTACCATGTTGGAGGCGAACATACCTCTTCCAATCTCTAAGTTCTGTGAGACACCAAGACCTTGTGTACCCGCTTGTCCACTAATCTGTCCGAATGCTCCAGGTAATACAGAGCCAAAGCTTGCACCTTGAGCGGTAGCAGTTGTCAACGACATAGAGCGAGCACGTTGCTGATTTCTCAAGATTTCTCTTTGTCTGCGTCTTGCATCTAGCTCCATCGCCTGTTGACGAAGAGCCTCTTGCTTCTGTTGCTCTGCAATCATACCTTGCTGAGCAGTAGCTTGACTTCTAGCTGCGCTATACGACTGACTTGCACCGAAAGCAGATAGTCCAAGTCCTGCGACAGCTACTGCGGTAAGAACTCCAGTAGGCATTATAGACCTTTATAGTAGACCTGTTCAGACAGGACGTACCCTTTCTTCTCGTAATATTTTCCTAATGGAATGTCTAAGCAAGCAAGAGTTTTAATCTTGCAACCAACATGTTCTGCCCATGTTTCATAAGCTTCTATTAAAGCATCACCTACGCCATTCTGTCTTTCTTCTGGATCAACCCACCAAGCTATTTCCGTAGCTACTGGAGTTAGTCCGAAAAGGAAAGGCGTCTTAGCTGCGACAAGCATTCCCACCTCACCATATAGGATGATAACCTTTTCAGTATAATCTGAAGTCAAGAACTTCTTAACAATACCAGACAACACCTTCTCGTCTGCCAAATCTTTATAAGCAGTATGCTTTGCAAACTCTAAAGCTAGTTTAAGAACAACGTCGTAATCTTCAATAGTAGCAATCTTAATCATTTAATTAATCTTCAACCTTCTCTACTTCTAAGCCTCGCTTACGGAAGTATAGTTCTAGAAAGGCCATAAGCTTTGGATAGCTGGTAAACCTCTGCTTCATTATAGGAGGAACAATACCTTTATCGTATTTAATCTCCCAGAGGCAAGTTTGTGGGTCCATGATTGCATGAACTCTATTTCCACCTTGAAACAACGAAGGGTCTACGTTGCCTAAACTATCTTTAATCTTTTGTCCTTCGATCTTTCTCAGATAGATAATACGGTCATTACTACGTTCTTTATCGCGGTTATTTTGCATTTTTCCAATTGTAGAATAAGTAGAAACCAACAGCAGCTATTAACACACTGGCCATGGTCGGCTCTAAGGGGTCAGTAATAAAGGTGGCACAGAAGTCTGCAGAACGTACTGGATGTGATCCGGCACAGCCGAACAGGGAACCATATACTTTGTCATACCCATAATACTTTAGGGTATACAACATAGGTCCAAGAGCGAAGCCAAACGCCATTATAGCGGCTAGTGTCGCAGTAAACCTATTTCCAGCCATAGCAACAAGGATGGCTCTCTTGTCGTGAGCTTCCTCTAATTGTCTATTGATATCTGCGATATCTGTATTGCTCTTTGCATTTGCCTTAGCCTTTAGCAAATCTGCAATAGAGGCAGTAGCTTGGGCTATTGGCCCGGCTAAGCCAGTCAGTAACCCAAGGAACGCAAGCATTAAGCTTCTCTATCTTCTACGCGTTTACCCATGTTGCTGAACCAGAAGGACAGTGTGAACAGGGCAGCGGCAGTCAGTGTTAGAACTTCTTGACTGATATACTTCGTCACAGGCAGACCTGAGACATACTGGTAGGCAGAAGCAGCAAACATGCCGACAGCGCCTAGGAAGGCTGTGGCTCTAGTCTTGAAACCAGGGAACCAACTATGTACCCAGGCTTCAAACTTATCCCAGGTTTCTTTAATCCATTTAAACATTATTTATCTTTCTTGAGGAAGTGAATGAGCAACCATACAGCGAGTGCAACACAGCCAGTTCCCAGAAGGATCCAGCCAAGTAGTTGTGGAGCAACCATGGCAGCGCCTACACCAGTAGCCACAACGGCTCCTGTGGTGGCTGTTTCAGTATCAATTTTATTGATGATAGGACCTTGTTTACCGACCATACCGAGCGCTACTTTGCGTAGATCTTTAGTACGGTTCATCCAACCTTTACCAAAGACTGGGAAGGTAGAAAGTCCTCTGAGGAATTCTTCACGCTTGTCGAAGATCTTATTTACAGTAGCTGTGTCAGAACTTCCTAAGGAAGCGTCTAGATACTTCTTAGCACGAGAAGGGCCGCTATTGACGCCGAAGTCAAAAACAGCAAGGTCAACACCACTAGCCAACTTGTCACAGTCATAGTATGTAGTCTTCCAATATTTGGTTCTGTAAATGTCTACAGCGATGTCTAAAGGCATAGCCTTTACATCTGCTGCAGTAGCGTTCTTCTTCCAGTACTTACGAGCATCAGCAATTGTAATGCCATACATTGTAGGACCGCCTGGATCAGCGGCATCATTGCTGTAACCGCCTTCCCATTTAAGGGTTGCTTTGATTGCAGCTTCTCTATTAGCTTGGGTCATGGTAAAGGGTTTCCACTGTCTAATTCAGACCAACCTACTAATTCAAAGGGAAATCCTGTAACAGATTCCACCATGAATTGAAGAGTAAGTCCGTGTCCGCGCATTTTTACACGCTTACTAACTGTAGCGTAGTCAGTTGCATTATGCGATATGATTTGAGGGTTACTCCATCTATTAGTATCTTCGGATGTTGCATAATCCCAAAGACCTCTGACGGAGAATTGTGTAGGTGAAGTATTTCTAGAATATAGTCTGAGCCAATTAGCCTGCCACTTACGAAGAGCTTGACCTCGTAGTTTATACCCAGAAGTAAACGAACTGGAGAAATCTGAGCCAATGCTGTCGTAAGACAACCAATCTAAGTAATTAGTATTTCTGGCAGATGCAAATGTAAACTTATACGAGCCACTATCTGGATAAGAAACTAGATATGATATTGCAGGAACAACACCTGTCGTTGTCGCAGTAAAGGCAATAACTTGGTTGCTACTATCGTCTATAACCAGATTAGCTGAGTCGTCTATAACATCATTAGAAGTCTGTGCACCAAAGGTGCCATCTAATAGAAGAATGCTATTAATCTTAACTGGACTATCTGTAATGGACCAAGGATAGAAAGCTCCTGTAGCCATATTTAGATTTAGAATGTTATCATATTCATAGTCTTCGTTGATGTTTCCAGTAGCTTCTGTCTTAAAAATCCACTGCACAACATTAGTAATGTAATTAAATACACCTCTCGCAGTAATCTTTGAACTTAAAGAGATGTTATCGTAGTAGGCTTTAATTCTATCGAAAGTAAGGGACTTAACTGAAGGAGGTCCATTAGCTTCAGAAGAAATGGTATAGATGCCTTCTGCAGTCCACCAACAAGGTGTCCCTAGAACATCTACGAAACTTGTATGAGATAATGTCTTAATGCTGCTGAGTTTAATAACTGTATAATCTACTGCAGTGAAGCCTATGCCTGTGCTTCCAGTGATTAACCAGACACCTTTCTGAGCGAAGGCAACTAAACCTCCTGGTGTGGCAATTAGCTTTAAGATCGTTCCTGCATCTGGAATAGAAATAACACCGCCATCGTCTGGTAAAAGATCGAAGGTGGTCATTGATGTAGGGTCATTGCTTTGATAACAATACCCATACTGTGCATCTCTTTGAACGATCTGTGAGAAGTAAATGTTAGTATTAAACTTGTTAGCTGTAATGCCTGCGAAGAAAATACGACCTGCGAAGAATTCACATGTACTTGGACGCACAGGTCCAGTCTCTGTTTCAACAACGGTTGTGACTGTAGTCTGATCATCCGCAGACACCAACTCATTACGAGTGGTATCATACAGACTTGTGATGTAATAACCTTTGGGAGCTAAAGAATTTCCTGTGGTAGTGTCGTGAATATTGGAAACATCGAAAGTATCGTTTGTTCCATAGAAGGTCCACTGTATATCTGCATTACTGGGCATGTCTGTACGAGCATCCCAGGCAACTAAGGCAGATCGCTTCCACCCTTGATTGTATAAATTATATAGATGTGCCTTCGTCATTGACGTGCGACTTGCAGTCGGACGTTCATCAATGCCTAGGGAATCTGTAGTATCCCCTTCGAAGTCTCTTATTTTGATATTGATGGTTGTAGCTGTTGGTGTGCTTGTAGTTACATCATAAACAATGAAGAAAGGATCACAGTAAGGATGGGTTACAAATAACTTACCATTACCATTTGCATATTGACACTCAGCAGTTTCAGGTGTTGGTGCCCCAGATACTGAAGTCAATGTTATTGTAGAGACAATAGCGCCTCCGCTGATAGAACCTGAACCATCAGACTCATAGAAATATAGTTTATTTCCTACCTGTTGAACTACAACAGATACTGTTCCTGTGCCTGCAACGTTCTTCCAAAAGTAAGCAGAGACAACAGCGTTGTTTCTATCTATAGATTTAGTTGTAAAGTCATCTTCAAAATCTAAACCTGGACGTCTGCTAACACTGCCATCAAAGTTAAAGATGCAGTTAATAGTATCCGTACAGGCATTCTCTGGAAAGTTAAGTCCAGTAGCTTGAGTGACTAAGCCGTTCCTGAAGTTATTCTCAACCGCAACGGCAACTTGACGAGGCATTATTTACGCCCAAAGTTATATAGAGCGTTGAAGTCGTTAGGTGCTCTAATGGCAGTTTTATTCTTTTGCTGAGAAATTAGTAGACGTCTTGCCGATTGTTCTGCCTTTGCATGTGGTGTTTGTTTTAGTTCAGACCAAGCTAAGCTCTTAGCTTCTTGCAAGAGAAGTTGAAACTGGTCATCGTCCATCGTTGGTACGAAATTATCCGACATATCCCAAGTTCGTATTTTACGCCCCATTCCAAGGCTTTTAAGAGACCTTAGAAAGGTTTCGACTTCTGAACTAAAGGAGTCAAAGACAATCGTGTTATCGTCAAACGATGCGTAATATCTTGGATGACTGTTATCTGTATACAAAATTGGAATAGTGCTAGTTCCTACGGTAATATTATAACTACCGACGTTCGTATCACTTTCATTTAATTGGTACATCATCCTACTAAACTCTTTCCAAGTTAAGTAAGTCATGTCTATCCAAGCAGGGTCTGTATTATCTAAAGTTTGTACATCGTATTTGACATATTTAAGCGAGTCAAAATCTGTAGGCAAACTCATTTGGGTAGGTGTATCTGCTGAAGTTTCTACCAAATTAAAAGGAAGCATATCTTCTGGAAGATTGGCTCTATTAACTAAATCGAAGTAAACCGTTCTAATTACATTGGCAACCTGCAGAGATTCTGTAGTATCGTTTATGCTACCTACTTCAGCACTGTCCATGCTAGACAGAATAGACTGCGTCATTTCCAGAAGAGTATATTTCATTTAGGCAATCTTCCAGAAAGTAATTTGACCGTACACCTCAACATCACCGGTGACGTTGTTAGCTACGTATGTACCATTTTGAGTTCTTGCTTGAAACTGCACGGACTTTGTTCCTGCTAAAGTAAATATACCCATTATGGAAGCGCTCATCGTAACAAACATATTAAGTGCACCTACAGAATCCATATTACTGTCTGATTGCGCAGCAGTCCCAGTCATTATGGTGGTAGCGTCAGAAGTATTTTGCAATCTAACAGCAAACTTAGTCAGTCCGGTATTACCTCCAGTACCTCTCACAGGCATTCTGCCCATGACAAAATAGGTTCCGGCTGGAAGCGTAAATGTATTAGTTGAGAGGGAGGCTCCAGAAATAACATTGGTACTGTTAGTAAGTACAATTGTCTGCCAGCCAGAAGTTGTAGAAGTGGAGGAATTAACTCCTTGAGCACGTTGTTCTTCAGCAGTAAGGTAATTCGCACCCATAGGATTACCAGTTCCTGTTAATTGATTGGCAGTAAGCTTTTGCCAGACGCCAGAGCCTGCTCCATCAGATACGTAGACTTTGTCCACAGCAGCCGCAGCAACACCTTTAGGCTCATGGAGCTGTGTGCCTGTAAGGTTTTTATGTGAGATTGTAGTGATGGTCAGTCTCCTATCGAATTAATATGTTCGAGCAGTTCGTGTATTTTTGAACTTCTTCGATTGCCCATGTATGGCAAAATAGAAATTAATAATCGTTTCAAGTCTCTTCTTCTTGCTAAAGAAGTAAAATAGCAGGTTTTCTTCTTACCTCTATTGTTGATTGAAACTGTTGTATTTAATAGATTAGCAATCTTTTCGATTACATCTCTGTCAGTCATGCCAATCTGAAGTCTAGCAATTCCCGGTTTCCACTGGCCTTTGTAAATACCAAAATAGCCTTCGCCTTCAATAATTCCGGCTAACCAAGCAATTTCTTCAGATGTCATCTATATTCCTTAAATGGTGAGGGTGAATTTTAGCCCACCCTCAGGCTATTAAGCCTTAAGAACCCAAATGTTGAAGATGATCGTGCCGTTGAACGCGTTCGTTGGTTCCGTATTAGTAATCGTAACCGTGATCGTATCCGTAGTGCAGACCGCATCCATAGCAAAGTTCTTACGGGTATTAGTACCACCAGCTCTGGTCATGAAGACCAAATCTGTAGAAGCGACAAGACCAGTAGCTGTGATCGTAATCACATGCGTACCCGCTGCCGCTGTAGTAATAGAAGCCGTAGTAATTTGACATGCATACTTGGTCATAGTTGCAGTGGACGTACCACCTGTACCAGTGCAAGATGCAGTGTTTGAGTCTAGGTCAATTGTAGTTCCTGTACCCAGTACCGGATTGGCACTGAATGTAGGTCCACCGGCAATGCCGGTGGTAGTCAAGGTTGTGATGGTAGCAGAAGTAATCGTTGCGATATTTTTGCTCGCTCCGAGTACAACTGCCTTACTTGCCGTGGCAGTACCGGGAGTCACGCCATCAAGAACGGTTAATTCCGCTCCTGAAAGGCTTGTACCGGCCTGGCCTGGGGCAGTGGCACCGACGCTGACTGAATTAACAAGCAGATCGCTGCCTCCCATATCCCAATTGTAAGCCATGTATTTTCTCCTCTTCCGTCAGGAGGGATTTTACTCCCTCCTTCAGGAATTAATGTTACGGCTTGTAGTACCGAATGCGAACACGAATCACGCCAGTGGTAAACGCAGTCGCAGTCGTGGCAGAGCACGTCACGAGACTGGTAAACCCTAGGGTGGTTCCGATCAACGCACCTGCGAACGAACTGCCAACAGTGATAATAGATTTCTCACCAGCAGTATCCATAGACGCGAGAGGGAACGCGGCCAAAAGGCCGTCGTAGTCAACTTCAGTAGAACGGTCGGAATTCTTAATCAGACCGAGGTCAATGGCAACGCCAGTGGCCGCGACAGATTGAGTAACAACAACAACATCCTCAATGCGAACACCTGCTGGCAGCATGAGAACATCCGAGAGTGGAGTCTCCGACTGAGTCAGGTTTGCAAGAGTGATGGTAAGTTCGACTTCACGTAGTTCACCTACGGTGACGTACTCACCAGCAATATTCGGAGTTGCTTTATCCGGACCAAACTTGAGATAGAGGTTGTCGCTATTTTTCCATGATTGTACCATGTTAATACAACTCCTCTATTACGAAACCTGATCGGTGTCAGTCAAGACAACGATACAGTTTTCAGGACGGTAAACCTTCCAGCCGTACTCAGCAATTGTGAGATACTCAGTCTGCTGGAGATCTTTATTGAACTCCGAGTAAACTGTTGGCATCTGACGGAAGCCACCGATAATCGGTAGAGTGTCGCCAGGAGCCGCTGAGAAGAACAGATTCGCTGCAGCCGTAGTAGTCGTGCGACCACCAATGGTTTCAGCAATGCTGCGTGGAAGATAGTTCGACACATAGACGTCGAACCCGTAAAGGTTAAATTGGAAGTTCATACCAGTGACTAGGCCGGTGTTAACCATATTCTCCCACTTCTGATGTGGAGTAATGAGGTTGACGACGTTAGCTTGAGTCTGGATGGTATAAGCCACCGAGGGATCAACAATGGCCACGAGATTGCGCAGCGGCACGTTAGCCTTAGTTAGGGCGTAGTGAGCTTTGGCAAAGTCAGAGAGAGCCAGAGTTTCGTTTAGACCAGCGCCTACCCAACGATGATCTGCACCGTTGATTTGGTTGGTGTTGCTTGCAGTCTGTCCGCTATTGAAGATCGAGAAAATACGAGTCTCGACTGCTTCCATAAGCGCACGATGTTGTCGCGGCAAGAATGCCGAGAGAACATCGTCAGCATAGAAGCTGTCGCGCTTGAACTTCTCCGAGATCGAATTGGCAGAGTACTTGTACTGGTCGAACGAGAACGTATAGTTACCCGTATCCAGCTTGTTGTACTTGATGGCCTGTCCTTCGGAGTAATCCGCAGTTTCAGCCTCACCAATTGATGGGATGTTGATGGTAGTACCATCAGGGAAGTTTTCAATAAGCTTGACAAACTTCATGGCACACAGGTCGTCCAGCAACAGCTCCTTGAGCTGCTTGGACCATAGGTTAGAGCGAATAAGATGCTCGTCTCCCATGACAGTAAAACCAGATGACATAAGATTGTCTCCTTAAATTAAGATTTGTTCAGCGTGCCTTAAAATCTCCGTCTTCGAACACAGGTCCGAGGGCGAGAGCATCTTTGTGCATCTGAACGGTTGTTTTAGGATCGTAGTACTGTTTAGGATTGTCCTGCTTCATTTTCTGGTAGTACGACCAAGTGCGCTTTTCAGCACCACGTGGGGCGAAGCTGTCACTACGCCGACTGTTTTGAGGAGGACTTTGAAAACCATCTTCCTGAGCTTTAGGAGGGAACATCGCAAGCAAAGCTTGAGGATGCGTCCGTGCAGTCTCATTGATGTAGTCTTCGGAGATGCCTAGAGTGGCTACGGCAGGACCAATTGCGGTTTTCCAGTTAGGGCCGAAACGATCCTGTAAAGTGTTTCTCACGAGGTTAAAGTTTTCCTGTCGTTTCTTATTCGTTTCATATTCTTGAAGCTTATTAGAAACTAAACTCTCAATCTCTTGAGGATTAATTTGGGACTTGTTCATGTCATTAGCATTTTGGGTGGAGCTATCTGTTGAACTCTGTTGAGCGGCAGTGAGTTTGTCCAACACTTCCTCTAACTTAGCCCTTGTATTGTAGTCGTCTTTGATCTTCAAATAATCGTTACGTAGTTCGTCACGCTGACGTTCTAACGTCTTGATATATGCATCAGAGACGGCCTTACCTTTAGCAAGCTCTTCTGGAGTTTTAAATTTCTTATTTTCTCCTACAAGCTCTTCAAAGTAATTTTTGTTTGGATCAATCTCTTCCGGGTCGGTGTTTTGATCCAGTAAATTCTCGGTCATTTAGATTCCTTTTGGTCTAGGTTTAACAATTGAGTTACGTAATGTGCGAAGGCTCTGCCTCCTACACGCCAGGCATGTTTGACCTCCCAGTTAGGAGTATCAAAGTCTTTCACTGAATATTCAGCTACTTCTAAAGTCTTTGCCTTGGCTTCAATTAACTGCTGCAAGCGTTCTAAAACGGGTCTGTAGCTTTTAATCTGATCTTCGAAATCGGACTTGTCTTTCTGGTCTTTAAGATGTCTAGTCCATTCACTTAGCATTTAATGGTCTCTGCGAATTAACAATAAAACTAAAAGAGCGATTACAACTAGAGAGACAGCAAGTATAGTAGATAAACTGCTCACTTACTTTTGCATCCCTTGTGCAATCTGTTCTGGCTGTGGCACACTCTGCGCTTCTGCAGGTGATAGGTCGTAATCCCCGTTCTGGCCTGAGGCTGTCGCAGTGTGTGTCTGCAACATTTCTTCTAGGGCCTGAACTTGTTTCTGGGCATCAGCCTGCTCGGCAAGAGCAATGTACGGTGTAACAACCTCGTAATCATCTAGATTGAAAGTCTTCTCAATGATCTGCGCCAGCTTAACTCCAGAGAAATGGGGTTGTACTGTCTGCCAGAGAGGAGATCCTGTGAGATTGGTCATGTTCTGAATAAGGTCTGCTTGCTCCGCAAAGTGTCTTGCGGCAACAGGCTTAATGCGACCCACACCAGTAATGTCTTCAACAGACAAATCTTGGAATGTTGCCACCTTAAACTCGTCGTCAAACACTTTGATTGTTGCACCAGCGCTCATATTCCTACGGGCTAGCTCAAGCATTGCGTTCAGAAGAGGCTCAAGGATTTGTTCCTCGAACTGTTTAATCTTATTCTGAAATACACGTGCAGCAGCGTTTTCTAAACGTTGCACTTCGTATTTAGTCTTTTCACCAGGAGTGCGGAAACCCATTGCTTCTCGTGGAGCGCCTGCCATTTCCTCCATGAGACGTTCAAGATTTTGTATCTCGAAGTTAGCTTGCAGCGCCTGTACTTGCGGTACAACGAGGTCTACATCACCTTCTTCTGACACATAGATCTTTTCACCAGGCTGCCAGGTAAAGTCTTCAACGAAGCCTTTGACCTTTTGAACTGGATACGTGATGAGATCGAAGACGTCAGCCTTCATATTCTCCACGTGATCCATTCTGTATTGCATTCCGACCAGGTTATCCAGAGGACCCATCCCCCACAGATTATCCTGGCGTTTACGCCATGGAGCGTGGAAGATTGGCGGAGTCCCGAAGAAGCTTGGATTTGGCTTCTTACTCAATAGCTTATGTCTATCGACAATAGTAAAGACGTGGTTCTTATAGAATTCGTCTGTATCTCTGTTGTACAAATCTCCATAGAAAGTTAAGATTTCACAATAGTTAGAACGTAGATAGTCTCTGTACGAAGTGAAACCTTCTACAGCGTAGAGGTTATCCTTCTGTATCCATTCACCTTCGAAAGAAGAAGCCTTCTCTCTGATGTTCTTTAAGTAGTCCCAAAGCTCTTCATACTCTGCACGGTTCTCTTCTGTAGACATCCGTTGCAGCATTTCTTTAACTTCACCTAGACTAATGATCGACTTGATAATCTTAGGAGAGTTAGAGAAGTTTTCTGCTGTAGGGTTGAAGACAATATCCAAGGGCGATAAACGAACGACACCTGGCCCGATATATCCGGATTGAGTTTGAAGATTGTGCTGGGCACGTTCGTCAATCCATTGTACCGTAGCAAAACAGTTGCCATAGTCGATGTAATCGAGGACAATTTTTTCTATCTCATGCTTGAAGGATGGTTGCGAGATAACCCAACTCATGTAGTTGGTGATGGCATCCCGCTTATCTCTAGAGTTGGAATTCTTCTCATTAGCTTCCCAGATCAACCACTTCCTCTGCGGAAACATGGTAATCATATAGTTGGCTAAGAGGTTGTCACGAATTTGACAGAGCTTAGGGATAGTTGTCTTATTCTTCCAAGGAAGCTTAGAATTCGTAGTTGATGTAGTATCTACTGCATAAACATAACGACGTACTTCTTCCCAGTCTGCAATTTTGACTGCGCGAAGTGCGTTGAACTCCATCCACATATCTGCAACACGGAGAGCTTCTTGGTCAGGCGTTAGAATGCCTTCAAGCTCTAAAACCTTACCGGTCAAGCGACGCCTCCCCACCTGCTGTGATATTCAAATCCATTAGAATTGTTTTCTTTCTTAATAAACATAAAATTAGTTGGAGGTACTGCAAAATCTACTGCAGAAGCTAGTGCATCTTTGATATCGTCATGTGGAGGATTAGCAAAGACAAGCTCTTCTTCTAAAGCTTGGCTGTAACCGCCAACATAGTGCCAAATCTGATGGTTGGCATATTTAGGTTCCAAAGTAGCTAGAATACGTTCCTCTTTGGCACCTTGCCAACGAGAAGGACGGTATTCGTCTACTGCCAAGGATAATCCGTAAGGTCTAATATAGTTGTCTTTTAGATCTTTTACGATTACCGCTTGCGCGACGCTTACTTCGGCTCTTATTCTTCGGAAGCCCCATTTTGTATACAACTTTAATATTCTATCGAAATACTCGGAAATTTTATCGGTTTTAAATCTGTCAATGTCCAGAATATAATAATCGCCAGAACCGTTGACACCAACAACGACAATACAACTGCTATCGCTTCTTTTCCCCGTGGAATAGGCAAAGTCTACTGCTGCGACTACGTTTAGTCGCTCCCCTTTGAAGAACCAACGGCCATCTCTTTGGCCGAGGTGTCCTTGGTCGTAGTATTGAAATAAGTCCCGTTTAATGGGGGACGAATCGACGTCGTGCGGATCGTTATAGTATTGTGCCCGGAAGTGTATTTTATTAGTGTACTGTGCTCTCTTTTTAGCCAGGATCTTATCGTCGAAGCCGAACCACTTCCCATCCGATCTCTGTTGTAGAGGCCAGATGAATTCTCCGGTACCGTCTCCACTAGACTCGACTTGTCTTTCAAAAACCTCGAAAAGAGGAATGGCATTTTTAACGCTGCCCACTTCATCGTATTCTTCAATCTCCATCTCTATTAGTCTAGAGTATTGGTCTTTAGGGTGATATCTCGTACCGACGAGCCATTCTCTTGCATTGGCTGTTTCAATGGACGAGAGGAGACCATATTGGTCTGCTACTTTTTCTCTTCCCTCTTCCGTGTAAGCATTGCCTTGAACGACCACGTCATCAAGTACAGCAATGTCACAATGCATCCCGACGATATTAGAAGTAAGACCTGCAACAAAGATGCTGGGATCCCGGATTGATTCATCTTTTCTCTTTGGATGATCTACTGAGATTTCTCTCTCAGTCCACTTCTCACGCTTCTGATCATCCTTTTCGATCATCTCCGGCCAATATAGGCGGTAGGCGTCACAGGTGAGAATATCTTTAATAAACTTAAGTTGCTTGACGGCTAAGTTAGACGTACTCGATATATATAATACTCTTAACGTAGGGTCTTTAGTTAGTTCCCAAGCAACTCTGTAAGCAATTAGCGCTGACTTCATATGGTCGCGCGGTAGTAGTAATAGTTGATGCGACTTTGCATCTTGTCTGCACCACCATCCAATAACTTCTCTGTGGATGTTACCGAGCAGACGTTTGGGGTGGACTAAGTTAATAAAGGATTCTAGGGAAGCTTCAGCTTGTCTTCGACGTTCTTGTCGAACATCGGCAGTTATTTTAGACATTTATTCTTTCTTACTTAAATTCATAACTACCTTCTGAAAGTCCTAAATATTGGAAGTCCGTAAGCTTTAACGTTTCTGCGTTCAAATCTATTGAAAGGTCTAGCAATAATACCTGAAGCAGTTGCTGTTAATGAACCAACCTGACCGGTGCCTTCTACGCCAGTTAGATTGACATTTACCGATACGCCTGTAACTGTGACAACAGTTATTGTGCCTACTGCACCAGAACCACTGACACCTGTTAGTACGGCGGTAGCCTTGGCAGCTACGGCAACATCACCAGCAGCACCTGAACCTTGTGCACCAGTAATGGTGACACTGGCTTTTCCACTGACTGTAGGTGTTCCTGCAGTGCCAGTTCCGCTAACTCCCGTTGGGGTTACATTAGCTTTACCAGAAATAGTAACAGTGTTTACCTGACCTGTGCCTGCAACACCAGTAAGTGTTACGTTTGCTTTGGCAGCAACGGTCAGAGAACCAACTTGGCCAGTACCTGAGACCCCTGTAAGAGGAACAGATACAATGCTTCCTGCAGTTAATGTACCTACTTGTCCAGTGCCACTAACTCCAGTAAGAGTTACGTTAGCCTTGCCTGTGACGGTAGGAGTCCCTACTTGGCCTGTACCGGAGACGCCGGTGACATTTGCAGTAGCTTTTGCAGCTACAGTTAATGTTACGATTGCACCAGTACCTTGAACGCCAGTTAGTGTGACGTTGCCAATGCCGGTTACACTGAAAGTACCAACTTGTCCTATGCCAGCTACACCTGTCGGAGTAACATTAGCCTTGCCGGTGACAGTTACAACACCTGCTTGACCAGTGCCATTGACACTAGTAATAGAAACAGGAGCTTTACCACTTACGGTTATAGTACCGACATTGCCAGTACCACTTACGTCTGTAAGGGTAACATTACCAATACCTGTTACAGTAAAGGTTCCTGCAGAACCTGTGCCTGAGACGCCGGTTAGGTTGACATTTACAGCGCCTGTAGCGGCAACTGTATATTCACCTAAGCCAAATTCGCCAATTGAACCAAAGCCCAAAGACATGGACTTATCCTAGTTCAGCAGGCCAAATAGCCTTCAGGGCCTCCGGGGTTTCTGCGGCTTCTATTTCAGGAATAGCCGTAATATCTCGAAGAACTTGTTTCTGTTCTACTATGGTGGTTTTTAATTGTGTATCGGCAGTTTCGTCTGCTTTAAGATACTGCGTGTCTAGATCTGCCAGAATCGGCGCTCTAGCTTCCCGCATCTTATCTCGCCAGATATCGCGAGCTTTAACCATGTCTACATCAATCTTAGTGCCTGTATCTATCCATGCACCTCGAAAAGTATAGTCATTCATAAGTTCTTTTCTCACGATAGGTCTACTACCAACAATCCTAACTTGAAGATCAGGATGGAGTTTAGCGAGAATGTCCTTATCAAATTCTGGAAAAACTAAAGTATAACCTGGTAAAGTATCGCTAGCCAAATCACTCACATCTGTAGAGTCATCGCCAACATCAATCTCTTCACCTAGCCCATTAGCCCAGCCACCATAGAGATAACAACGTCCTTTTCGACGACGTACTCCTAAAACCTTAAATTCCAGACTGTCTTCACGAATAATTTTAATTGGAATGGTTGCCCAAACACCAACACTTCCATCATCATTAGTGTGTAAATATCTCATTGATCACCAAACCCTACAGAATTCCAATCTGAAGTCGGATCAAGACCGCTACCTGCTTCAACAACTGCATTCATGATGTAGCTTCCAGCAGCTTTTGTCATTACGGTATCGCTAAGACCAAGTGTTGTGCTCGTGTCACCGACTGTGACTAGAACACAGTAATTTGCTGAACTAAAGTCTGTGGCAATGGTAACAGTCTGTTGACCTGTGGCAGTATCCCCCAACGAAGTTACGTTGTAACTTGCTTTAATTGTTGTTGAGTTCGGAGTACCGCAGACCCATACTTTTGCTGCTGAAGGATGAAACTGTTGATAGAAAGGAGCCGTAAAGACTGCTGCAGTACTACCACCTTCTTGTTCTAATTGTCCTGCCGCTCTATTGCCTCCAGCTAGGACAGTCCAACGTGAAAGTGTAGTATCGTAGAAAAGAATGGCAGCACCCTTTGGAACTAATTCTACACCTGTTCCCCAATTCGAAACAAATCTATTTGCTGCAGTAGAGCTTGCACTTTCTTCTACTAAGAAGATAGAAAAGCTAGACCCAGTGTTGATTACAAAAATTGTCTGTCCTGAAACTCCGGCTGTAAGACCTGTAATTGATCTTACGGCATCTGAATTGATACGAAGAACGTTAGCTGTAGCTAATCCAGAAGGATTATAATTATTTTGATCTGCAGTGATCTGCGCAGGAGAAATAATACCTTGTAGGAGAATGTCCTCATTAAACGTACCTACATCCTCTTTGGCATAAATAACACGTACCGTAGCTCCACCAGAAAGGTTAATCTTGGTGGTGCCTGATGTACCTGCAATCTTAGAAATCAGAACTGTAGCTCTAGTGAGAGTAGTTCCGGAAGAAGTATATACTCCAGTACCTATTTCAAAGTCTGTACCGTCTTCGATACAGTAAGTGACTGTTGCAGCATCGGCAACACCAGCTTCGGCAAATGTGGTGAAGGCATTACTCGACGCAGAGCCGAGCGTCATCGTGCCCGTACCTGTAGTCGCGGTATTAACCTTAACTCGATTACCAAAAACTGACATGTTTAGGCGAAGCGAAGAATTGCGTTGGAACTATCGGCAGTTGGAAAGATGATGGTGAAATCACCAGCAGTAGAAGTCTTATCTGCGCCGAAGTCATGGACTGAGACAGCTAGATTGAGACCGGCATACGAATTATAGATCAGACAACCACGGGCAGTAACTGTTGCTGTGGTGAAGACTAAGTCTGCGAAATCCATCCACGCTGTCGTGGTAGTGATGCTAGGCATCGAAGCAGAGAAGGTCAGAGCGGAACCGCCTGCAGAGTAACCAGTGCCTGAAGTTTCGTTGGTAGCACTATAGGCTGTAGTGGTAGCATCCATCGTTGCTGAGGATGTATACATCGCCAGTTTAAAGGAAGCAGCCTGAGGATTAGTAAACGTCAGTGTACCGCCAGAGATCGAGCCAGTAGCTGCGACTGTGGAAGTAAACGCTGTAGCCGAGACGATATCTCTGACTGCGGAGTTTGCACCAACGTTAGTTCCTGTGAAAGTCATTCCAGGGATAATATCAACCATAGAAGACACAGAGGTATAGTTAACTGACGAGGATGAAGAGCCTGTAACGTTAAATGTAGATGAAGTGAAGCAATGCTTACCTTTCCAAGATTCTTTCTTGAAAGAGGAGCACATTGCGGTGGTAATTGCCATGTGTTTAGATCCTTAAAATAATGTCGGCTACTTCAGGATATCCTGCGCCGCGTAGATTGTTGTAGAGGGTTGTACGATCAGACTTAATTGCCTGATGCATATAAGAAATTAGAATAGGTCTAATCTGTTCCTTGAACATATGAACCTGTTCTTTGAGGGCAGGAGTAGCTGTATCAGCGACATGAATAAGTTTCCTTAACGTCATGTCTGCTAGTTCTTCAACGTTTAAACCTCTATTTGAGGTAGTATAAGCTTTAACATCACCTACTTGGCCTGTACCGTCTACGCTAATTGTCATTGGTGTGGTCTACCTTTGCTCATGAATTTCTTTTTGAATTCTTCTAGTTCTGCCATTTCTTTGTCCTTAGAAGCATTTCTTATGCGGATTTCCCAAAGATTGTTGTTGACAGTATTGAAACGTTGATCGTCGTGTTGTTCGTGGTATTCTAGTTTCTGTAGAACATTAGCCTCTACTCTTCCAATTTCTTGGTGTATAAGTTTTCTGACACCAGTAAACTGAGAAGCCATGAACCAAGATAAACTACTACCAAAGAGTAGTAGAGATGCTGGTATGACTAATGCACTGAGAATAGTTTCCATTTCGTTAAAGAGCACCGGAAACTACAGTGACCTTCTGTCCAGAGTTCTCTTTGTAAGGGGATACTTGGACATACAAAGAACCATCTGGTGCTCTCATAGGTACTAGGGTACCTGGAGAATTAGTTACATACATTGCACCGCAAGGGTGTGTAGCACCCTTAACGCCTCCTCCTGCAGGATGTATTACATTAAGAGAACCGTTGGCAGCGTAAGCTCCTGTAATAGAAGCTCCGTTGACTACGGTTACATTAATAGATCCATCTGCAGCGTGTAATCCAGCCATAGTTATTAGACAGACTCAGGAGCTAAAGAAAAAGCAACAGAGACTGCTGCTAAAGGGATTACTAGATTAGTTGCTACGGAGAAAGCAAGGAAGACACAACAGGCTGTTAAGCATACCCAAGCACCTATAAACTTAACTAATTTCATTGGATTCATGGTTCTCTATCTTTTCTTCAGTTTACTTAGATTAGTTTTCTTGTTATAACTATATTCAGAAGGCTTATGCTTACCCTTAGAGTATTTAGAAGCTCTGTCTTTTGCTCTAGCACTAGGAGACATAGCATTTCTCTTCTTACCTTTAGTAGTAAGCTGTTCACTACCCTTCTTTAAGATACCTCTCTTTTGCAATACACTTTGAGCAATAGCATAAGCAGAGGAAGTACTCTTCCCCTTAGCTTTAAGCTGAGAGACTAGTCTTTCTAAGATCTTAGGCAAATTAGATATCTTTAGGTGAAAACAGCAATATTATAGACGAAAGTATGAAATATGTCAATTTCTCATTTAAATGACCGTGGGTGCGTTATTTTCAAAAGAAGCTACCACCCTACCACCCCACCCCTCAAAACGCACCAGTGACGCTTAAAACGCGAATACGGGGCATTCTATTAGCGATGGAGCATCAATTTTGGAAGAAGTAACAAAAATCGAGGAAAAACGGTATTTATGGGATTTGAAACTAAAAGATGGTTTTATACATCAAGTACGGTTAACTAATGCTGAAGAGAAAGAACTTAAGACTAGGTTTAAATCTATTAAATGGATAAAGAAACATTAAAAAAATTCCTAGATATTTTGAAGGTGTAGTTCTCTCCTGCCTTGAGGCCCCCCGGCCCCCTGCTAGGCCCTGGGGATGATGCGGTGCAGCATAAAACTTTACACTTGTACATGACGTGTACACTAAGAGCCTAGGATACTTAACCTAAGGGATACGTTAAGATACCTAGGCTTATTAACCTAGTGTACCTAGGACAGATTACCTAGGGATATATCCTTAGTATCTTAGGCTTATAATCCATAGTATACCTATTGGTGCGCTCCGCTGATGCACCCATCAATTTAATTGATAGCCTCATCAAATAGATTTATCTATAGCTTTAGATAACGAAATGTTATGGTGCATAACTGTTTGTTATGCGTCTATAACAGGGTCTAATGGCCAGGGAATACGGCTCTAAGTATGCCCAACATTGCGCCCATGATCCTAGTGGGCAGGATAGTGGGCAATTCAGGGTTGCCTTAGTGCAAAAGCCATGCCAAGCTGATAATAGAAGGCAATCACGTTGTTGTGATTGGAATGAAGGAACGATCTCTGATCTAAGTGGTTGCTCTACTGCCGATTGACTATCCGCCGCCTTGGCGCGGCACTGAGATAGCCGGGTATGGGAATGGGTCCGAACGCGGGACCGTTGATCGCGGGCTGTTTGACATTGTGAGCCATGCCTTTCCCGCCTGTTTAGGGATTGTGCGAATAGCTGGCCGTAATGCCGCTGCTAATGCAGGGACACAAAGCAAAGCTATTCAGCAATGATTGCATCATGCGACCTATCATCACGGTAGGCCGCAAGGCTGCAATCAGGCAGCAATAGGAGTGCTTAGCTATGAATGACACCACAGTAAAAACCGTGGCAATCATTTCCGATTTTGAAAAGGCCGCAACGGACGTTGCGCGCCAATTCGGGGCGGATGCCACATTCTCCGGCCATGTAGACGAGTTTCTAAAGGCTGGCGAAACGGTGCGCATGGGTGCGCTAAATCTGTTTCTTGACGTGAACGCCAACAATGCGGATTTGCTGGCGATACTGCCACGACTGGACACGAAGGAAGGCAAGCCGGGCGCGGGGAATAATCCCGAGTTCAGCAAGCTCACTGTCGTGAAGGCCGATGGCACGAACGGCGAGAAATTCGTTTCGTTCTATACCATCTTGGCACGCGAGTATCCCGCCGGCCAAAAGATCGAGGGCGTGCTCATTGATCTCAAGAAACGGAAGGAAAACGGGACGTTGATACCCGTTTCCTACGAACGGGATATGAAGAAATGGGCCGCTCGCAAGACGGCTCTCCGCTCTGTGTTCCGCAAGATGGGTAAGCTCTACCACCAATTCGAGGATTTGCAAGGCTGTGCCTTAGTCAAGGCATACCCGGCAATGATCGAACAGGCCGATGGAACGATGGTTCCGTGTCAATCGGCGGAACCCATCTTGCTTCAGTCAGTGTCCAATGTGCAGGATTTCAAGGCGATGTCTGTTGACGCCTTCCTTCGCTTGGACATTGCCGAAGCTGTCACCAAAGCCGGTGGTGCTGACAAGGTCACGAAGGCCCACTTGCTCGCCACCGTTCAACGTGATGACACAGCGCGCAAGCTGAAGCCGTTGGCGATGGCCACATACCCGGATTATATCTCCGGTGTGTGGAATTTCACGGACGCCAACGGCGCGACCATTCAGCAACGTGTCCATAAGCGTGACGCTGAAGGCAAGGCGTTGGCCGTGGCCATGTATCGGCTGCAAACCCAAATCGGCGACCTTATCGACCCTCTCGGTAAGGAACTGGCCGCTTGGGTGGATGCCGATGACAAGGCGATCGAAGCGAAGAAGGCGACGAAGGCTGCCGCATAAACTCCTACTGCCCCAACTCAATGCCCCTAGGGATAAAACCCTAGGGGTTTTTTATTGCGTTGCAGCTACCGCACTGCAACATAGGCGATCCCCGCTGGATGCTGCACTGCACAATATTCATGTTGCACCGCAACATAGTTGCGCGTGAAACAGGTTTTCCTATCATCATCGGCTCTCGTGCATGGAGCGTTTTGGTTTGGGGCTAAGATATAGGTATGTATTCTTGTGCCTAGCCAGTATATTGGCCTAGAATAGTGGGGCGTAGAACTAAAGACCATTAGTCCTTGAGGTTAGTCTAAGAGACAACCTCAGGTTGACGTAGACCCCAGGGCTTGCTAGGGTAAGATATGGAAGTTTTCTGACTAACAAAGAGAGAGCTTCCTAGAACCCACCACCATAGAAAGAGGGAGAAAGTCTATGGGAAAGCGAGGCCCAAAGCCTGGACACAGGCAACGGGCAATCAAACTGGTCAACATGTCTGATAAACCTGTTGATCTTGAGGACTGGCAGAAGGGAGACAAGCGATTGGCTGTTACCTTGGCCGATTGGCTTGCTCAAAAGACGCAAGTCACCACTGCCATCAGCACCACGGACGATGGGGCAATCCTCATCGACTACGCCTTGCACGGGGTGTTACAGCCCACGGTCAGGGTGTACGCTGGCAAGATCATCTGGCCGAAGGGAACAGACTTCGACCTAATGATGGCCTTTCTTAAAGCATAACCGTTGGGGCTGGCATCCCCTTACCACTGCCACAACCATTCATAGAGAGGGGAATACCAATGGCTCGCATGCATGTTTGCGCTGAGGTGACGCAGTTTGAATTAGGAAAGCACACTGGCTTTCTTGATATGAACGACACTCATAAACTCTGGCAAGAGTTTGATGATTTTGGTAATCACCGGCTATGTTTTGAAAGCCGGGAACTGGCGTCCGAATGGACCAGCTACACAGGCATATCAGTATTAGATGTGCCAAAGGTTGGGATGTTTCGTGGCACGTCTGACTATTACAAAGGAACTCTACCCAGAGTGTTCCAAATCACCATGTCCCTAGAAGATTCGCTAGGGGAGGTGTGACATGAAAGCGGGCGTGGACTATCCATCCTGGACAACTCTGTTTCCAAAGGGTCGTTACATTTATTATGAGGGCAATACACCCGACGAATTTATCGCTGAAGTCAAGGCGAGATTTGGCTTTGACCCAGTGAAGAATAAGCCTAATTGGCAGCAGGAATACAAGGACTGGGGTTGTTTTGGTTTCTTCTGCCCGCCCGAACATCTTGACGCCATCTATGGCAACAACGAATATCCGATGGGGTCATAGACATGTCCAGCCGTCAAATCAATCTGCCCGATGGGCAGCACACGATGCTCATTTACGAGAGTGAGCATTCCGTATCTTTTACTGTATATCACAACGTTTCGTTTCATACGAAACAGGACTTGCGTCTTGATAAGCGCAAGGTTCCTAATTGGGCTGAGCTAATCGGCATTGCCGAAGACTTGGCCCGTAAGCGTTATGCCCCTGACCTGTTTCAACAACGCAGGAGGGGCAGGTGAGCGCTTTATACGACTACCTCTGGCGTATTGAGAAGGAAGATGAAAAACTCTTTCTTCATACGCCGTATTACAACTCAATACACAACTCTATCTTGGGTTGTTCGAGCATAAAGCAGTCCATTGTCATCCGTCGTCGTGAACTCAAAGGTGTGTTCCGAAGGATGAGGATTGCTGATTTTGATATGGAATTCATCACAATGCACTGAGAGGTGTGCCCATGGCTTTCAATGACCCAATCTTCTCTCACCGTAATGGTGAGGAACAGCCGATGAAATCTGCCACAATGGAAGCGTGGTTGGAAAACCGTGCTTATTCAACGTGGCCTCGCATTCAAACGTGGGAAGTGTATCAGCGTCAGTTGATCTGGCAATCGCGTCTCATGCGTACACAATTCTCTTCAACCTATATTCGGAGAGCCTTATATGTCTCACGAACTAACGAGAGGAGATAAGGTTTACTCTGAGGTAAGGCTTGCCCAGGGTAAGCAACCCAATGGGTATATCGTCAGGCTCGTCCAATCTGACGGTGAGATAACGGACGTCCATGTGCGCTGGCACTCTGAACCATCGGAGGATGAATACTTACTCGTCGATGTGTTTGATGGGACGTGGGAATCCAACTTCCCCAACACATGGTATTTGATGGACCATTAGGGCTTGTCCCTATCATCAATTTCGGAGGTCTAATGTCCGTATACATTTGTCGTAAATGCAAGGCTAGTCAGACTAGGCAGCCTTTCAAGCGTTCGGAAGTGAAGTATTGGACGTGCATGAAATGTGCAGGCATTGATAAGTTTCAGGTTACTGTGGTCGAAAAAACCCAGGTAACTGTAAAGCGTGCTAAGATGAAATTGTTTTAGCGTGATATAGGTCCTTATCATCGTGATGGGTCGTCTAAGAGGGAACCCAAGGTTGACGTAAGACCCAGAGCATGTCATGCTGGATATAATGGAGAGGGAGAAGTATCAATGGGAGCAAGGTGGATGCAGCAGAAGCTGCAGAAGATGCGGAAGGCAAGACGTTCGCATCTGAAGGGGTACACAATGCATCGGGGCAATCGAAAGCCTCCGAACAAAGATGTCATTAAAGAATATAAAGAACGTGCCAAGGGCATAGGCATTGATGAAGTTTTCATTGATGCTCACATGCGGGCGTTCTGGCCGGACCATAATCCAGAGAGACGTAATTCTCCTGGAAGAATTGAAGCGCTACACAAAGCACAAATCTTGCGCGATGCACAGAATGCAATTGAAGAAGTTGAAAGATGTGTTGAAGTATTTGCCAATGAACGAAGGGCCATGCACTTGTACTTTGCAAGAGGCAATGGCCCAGCTTTCTTCATCGAAAGAGATTTTATCTTAGGTAGATTTCGCAGATCAGAGGAATACCGCGACGCAAACTCGGCGCGAACGCATTACCAAATGCGAGCAATCCGCTGGTATGAGTATCGACCAATCCCTCCTTGAGATTAGCCGCTGTTCCTCCCCCTCGGTACACGGCTATAGGCCCTCGGCGTGTCCCCTCCCGCCGGGGGCCAACCCTTCCCAGTTGTACGTAGCGTGAGAAGCGTATCTTGCTGCACCCTGCCCGGTTGCAGCAGGTGAGGTCCAGCGTGTGCACTGAAGCAGTGCTGGTGTCAATACTGCTCAAGAGCACCGCTGGACCAACACATTGGAGATTAAACAATGCTTCCAGATATTCTCATAACGCTCAGAAAGCTTAGGGTATTGTTCGATGGTTTGTCTCCCAAGGGAACTGAGTGGATTCTTCGTTATACTTCTGACGCTCCTGTTGATTTTATTAAACCTGAGTTTGCAGAGAAGTTTGCTGTTGCTATTAAACATGAAGCCGAGAAGCAAGGACTTAAGGTAGAGATATTTCGTTAAGTTGTACCGAACGGGGAGAGGTCCCAATGTTTGATGACGACGCTGCCCGCACAGCAAGTGCGGGACACACGACGACTGAGGTCCTGACTGCGTTGTGGAGTTACGACGAAGTCAAGATCATCTTGGCTATGTTGGGTATTTTGTTGCTTGCGTACCTGGCGTGGAAATTGGTTTTGCGTGATGCGTTGCTATTCACCACGGAATACACCGCGAAACAAATCGCAGCTTTCTTCGAGGGGAAGAGAATGCAAGAGGGTGATCGCATGCGGCAGCAAGGAATAGCCGCGCAGACTATTGCCATAGGTTTGGAAGCAGATGTGGACAAGGGCCTTCTTACCAGGGCATTTGTCGATGATCTCTACAAGCGTATGGCTCATGGGCTTCCGCCCTTGAAGAGGGCAGTTGAGCCTGAGCCTAAGCCGATTAAGGAAGTGCTCGCCCCCAAGTGGGCTGCAGCATCCTTCGTCGAAGGAATGATGAAGAAGCTTCGTCTCCGCAAGGAGAAGGAAGAGCACCCGCGTGATCAGTTGGCGCAGTGCTTCAAGACCAACAACTGAACCAGCCGTGCATCGAACAGGAGAACCTGATGCATCGTTACTTGACTATCGTGAAGAACCCCGGACTAATCGTGCCGGAGTCCTATTGGGGACTTGCCATCAAGCAATTCCCATCGGCTCTGGGCGTAGCCGTGGCGACAAAGGTGGAAAACGATTCCATCTTAATTGTCAACAAGAAGCTGGGCCTTGATTCGGCAGCTACGCTCGCCGCGATCACCAAGGTCCAGGAACAGTTCAAAGCGCAGAAGGTCATCTTCAGCCTCGCCGCTTTCCCCGAGAAGGCGTCGGAAGACGACATTCAGCCGTTCACCTTGGCTGTCAAGGGTGAGGACGACGAGCAGATCGTTGCCTTCATCGACGGCGCTGGCGCTAGGTTCGACAAGGGCGAAGGTCATTCAGCAGAATTCCACTGCTGGCAAGAGGCGCTCGGACCTATCATCGGCGGCAAGATGTACAAGAAGATCGCCGGGGAGGACTTGAAGAAGTTCTCCGAAGAGCTTGCCGATCCTGTGAACAAGCAGGTGCTCAACGGCATGTTCGACAACGCCGGCACCATAGCTATTCTCACGTTAAGCGATAATTTGCACACCTTTTCCGAAGGGGAACAACGCAAGGCGTTTCCGTTCGGCTTCGTTTCGCAGCACTTGGGTTACACGGAAGACGCAGCGGCAGCGGCACCGTCGAAGGCAGATGCCGGAACGCCGGTGACTGGGAAGAAGCCGAAGTTCGACTTCCTCTCTGGCGGCACACCTGCCGCTCCCGCTGCTCCGCAACCAACACCCGTTGGCCCTCAGCCCGATAAGCCTGTCGAAGGGCAACCTGGCAAGACTCTCGAAGAGATCATTGCTGCGGATGACTACGAGTGGCGCACGCCGCCGGATGAAGTTCGCAAGAACAACGGTCATCTGAAGTCTTGGTACAAGGAAGTGTCCAAGACCGGGAAGATCCCGCAGGACTGCGACTGGAAGAACTATGCTCCGGTCCGTACCAAGTACAAGAAAACAGGTATGGACAAGCTCTCTGCGGTGGCCGTCAAACCCGTGCAGGTTCCGTCGAGTCCGGCAGAACGAGCAGGGTTGGAAGCCATTCCCGTGATCTCCACCGAGGCCACGAAGAGCTTCCACGATTGGCTCGCTGAAGGCAAAGCCAAGAAACTCAGAACTGACTACGCCGGCAAGTACGACGTCTCCAAGATGTTGGAGTTGACGGAGAAACTCCCCAACTTCGAACAAGCGGCAGGACTCAAACTCGAAGAGTCCTTTCCTTGGGACTACGGCCTTTGCCTCGAACTCGCTCGGAAACATCCCGAGCACGCTGCTCTCGCCATCATGCACTTCAAGAAGCTCTACATGGAAGACTTGGCAACGGCACCTGAGACGCCGGCCGAAGTCCCTGAGCCTCTGAAGAAGACGGGCACCGACGATACGCCTGTTTCACCCCCGCGTCCGCCGACCAGCGTTCCTGCTGCGTCCGCGAAGAAGCCGAAGTTCAATTTCGGCTAATACCTATTTCCTGGGGCGTTGTAACAAGCGTCCCAGGGTTTGTCTATTTGAAGGGAGCAGACATGTCTTTACATTCAATCCTCAACAAGTTAACCGGGAATGGTAAGCTGGATCCGGAACTCTGGCGTCGTGCAGCGGAGAAACGTACGCAGTTTACTCCGGACTTGCTCAAGTTGTCGGAGAAACGGAAGCACTTCCTCTTCGTCTATGACGAGATGAAGATCAACTTCCCTGCCTACAATGCCCTGAAAGGGGCTGCCTTCGTCTGCAACGGCATCACCGTTCAGAATACATTCGAAGTTTATCTTCGGCAGACGACCACAGTTAAGTCAGTAGTCGCGGTGAATGTAACACCGCCCGACCCTAGGGATTTCCGTTTTGACCCTCGTAAGCCAGGACCAGGGCGCATCCGGGGCCAGCTTCATCTCGTTCCGGCGGAGACGCTGTTTGAACTTGACGAAACAATGGCCAACGGCGTATACTTCGACCGACAAAAAGTCAAGGTACGCTTGCCCTGGACTGGCAAGAACTATCAGAAAGTCCGTGGCATGTGGGTGCCTTCCGACGAGGATAATTACCTCCCGGCTTACGCTTACATCGCTGGGCCTGAAGCTATTGAGGAAGACAAGAACCTCAAGCTCGTCAGCCGCTTCGTCCCCCGAACGCGGGATAACAACGGACATTACGTCCACGACATCCCCTACTATGAGTTCACTCGCAACGACTTGAATGGCATCTAGAGTTATAAGAACAGAACAGTGTCCCTCTTGCGCCAGCAAGGGAAGAGACATATCACAAAACAACTTGGCCGTTTATGATGACGGCCATTCATTTTGTTATGCTGAAAATTTATATTTTCCAGCTAATGGAGGAGACTTCAACCCATTGGAGAATGAGAGTTATACCTATGAGTATTTAGCTCATAGAGGAATTAATGTTAATACATTTAAGCATTATGAATGCAAGACCAAGATTGATAAAGACGGTAAGCCTATTGCTGTAGGGTTTAGATACCCTGATGGTTCCTATAAGATTAGGTCATTGGAGAAGAAGGCATTTGAGTGGTCCCCTCACGGAGACAAATCCAAGACCGGACTGTTTGGGAGGGATAAGTTCTCTGCTGGCAGTTCATCATCCATCACTATTACGGAAGGTGAATACGATGCTCAGAGCCTTTGGCAACTTCTTCGAACTCCTGTGGTCTCTGTACAGGGGTCTGGCAGTGCTCTTCGTGACTGTTCTGCTGATCTGGATTACCTCCGCTCTTTCGACAGGGTATACTTTGCCTTCGACAATGACGCGGCTGGGCGAGAAGCTCTTCAACGCTGCGCAGGTTTGTTTGATTACAACAAAGTCTACGTTGTCAAACTAACCAAGCACAAGGATGCCAATGACTATCTGACTGCCGGTGACGGCGACGAGCTAGTTACTGCTTGGAAGAATGCCAAGAAGTACTTGCCAGATACCATTGTCTCCTCATTCGCTGAGTTCAGGGAACTCCTGAAAGAGCCGCCTAAGTTAGGCATTCCCTATCCATTCCCGTCGTTGACCAAGATGACGTTCGGAATGCGTAAAGGTGAGTCCGTCTTAATCACTGCTCAGGAGAAGGTGGGCAAGACGGAACTGATGCATGCAATTGAACATCAGCTATTGAGGGAAACAAATGACCCGATTGGCGCTATTTACTTGGAAGAGCCTCCGCAACGACATTTACAGGCACTTGCGGGATTGGAACTTGGAAAGCCTGTCCACTTACCAAACGTGGTGGCGAGCCCTGAAGAGGTCTCTCGTGCCCTTGAAAAACTTCTTCAAGTGGACGACCGTCTTCATGTGTATTCACACTTTGGGAGTGATGACCCAGACGTACTTCTCGACACGATCCGTTTCCTCGTGGTTAGTCGTCAATGTGCTTTTATCCTCTTGGACCATGTCTCTATGGTTGTTAGCGGCCTTGGAGGAGACAATGAGAGACAAGCACTCGACTACTTCATCACCCGACTCCAAATGATGGTGAAAGAGCTAAAGTTTGGCTTGATCATCGTCTCTCACTTAAATGATTTCAACCAAACTCGTGGCTCTCGTTTCATCAGCAAGACCTGTGACATACAGATCAGGGCTGAGCGGGACAAGCTCCACCCTGATCCCATTGTACGTAATACTATGAATTTAATCGTTATTGACAACCGCTACTGCGGGCAGACTGGTCCTTGTTGTTCTCTTTCCTTTGATCCAGATACCTATAGATTGAAGGAAGCTGCCAACGATAATTGGGACGATGCTGTAGAAAAATTGGTGGCTTAAATTGAAGGACAATAGACAATGAGTTTCCCCTGGCCGCATCTTCCATTCTGGAATTCTGGTGAATGCCAAGTGTGTATGGAGAAGCTCGATGATCTGCAGAAAGCACGCGTGCTCTATACGCCGTCGAGGCGGGATTTGTTCAAGGCGCTGTCGGCTGTTAAGGCTGAGGACGTCAAGGTCTGTATTGTCGGACAAGACCCTTATCCCAACAGTAGTCACGCTACTGGTTTTGCTTTTTCTGTTCCTGATAACGTCACTACCTTCCCTCCTACTCTTGTCAACATTCTTAAAGAATATCACGAAGACTTAGGATATCCTGAACCCAAGTCTGGAAACCTTCAGAAGTGGATTGATCAGGGAGTTTTATTGATTAATGCAGTTCCAGTCTGCGCTATGGTTAAGCTGTCAGATGGAACTCGTGTTAACGGTGCTGCAATCGACGAATGGTCGTATCTCATCAAAGATATTGTGGAAGATTTGAGTCCACGCGTCATTTGCTTTGCCTTCCTCGGGCGTGTAGCTCGTGAGAATGCTAAATACGTTGACACTGAAATCTCCGAGGTCATTGAGACCTCACACCCCTCCCCCCGTGGTAGTCTGAACAGTTCTAGTCCCTTCATCGGTTCTAGGCTGTTCAGCACTATCAATGATCGTCTCGTGCAGAAACTAGGACAAAAGGCAATTGATTGGAGGCTGTGATGCCAAGAAGGTGTGGTCTCAATCTCACTGCAGGTCAGAAACGTCGCATGGATGGCAAACTCCTTAGACGTAAAATGCGCCTTCGTGCCAGCAAGATCACAGGAGGTTCCTTTGTTCCTGAAGGCTGGTCTCCTTCTGATTGGCGAAAGCTGATTGTAAAAGCCAGTATCGAAAACAAATACCGGGAGACTGCGTGATGGGTTGGAACCGTGGACTTGGTCGTCGTAGTTCAGGAAGACTAGACTGGCGTACCGACGTAGAACCAAAAGTTCCTTCTGCCAACTACGTTCAGAAGAAAGAACGTATGGAAACCAACGCCAAGGCGAAACGAGCGAAGAGGGAAGCAGATGAAATCGGGGGATGAATACGTCATTCGTGAAGGCGAAAGCCTGATCGCCTGTATCTTTCAAACCATGTACCAAGGGAAGGATGGCTGTGCTTGGGTGGTTCTCAAGGAACCTCAGACTGGCACTCTGTTTCGGCGTAAGGAACATCACCTCCGCAAGGAACCTAAACTTCTTCCTGAGTTGGTGGCGTCCTTCAAGTAGGGGTATGCGTAATGGCTAAGTTGAAGAAGAACGAACTTCGTATTTGGTCAGTTTACCGGAGCTTGCTCAGGATCGAATCTGATCTCAGAACAGTTCAACAAAGACTGTTGGAAGAGGGCTTTCCTAATGAAGCAAGTGATGTTGGGGATATGTCAGATGCCATGGAAGAGACTTCCAATAGGCTTCAAGCTCGTCTCCGTGGTAAGGTTTTAAGCGACGAACCTCGTCTATTTTGACGGAGACTTGTTTTGGGGTGCTACCTAGCTACCTATTTTTAATTTAAACGCACCAGTGCTCATTATTAGGGCTCTGAGAGGCATTGTAGAAGTGAAGGAAGTATGCAAATGAACAAAGAAAATTCGCTGCTTAAGGAAGAAAAGGCGGACAATGTGATTGAAATGAACCCGAAGCCTAAGTTTGATGTATTGCCTGGGGGTAAAGACCCCACTGTTAATTGGTTAGCAGAATTACCACAAGGAACTGTGTTCCTCTGTCGGAAACGGAATGTGCCTGCTGGACAGGTTCAACTATTCATGGATGAGTGGACTTTGGACAACAACACATTCAAACATTTCAAACTCCACGACGACTTGAACCCGCAAATTGCAGAACGTTTCGTTTGGGTTAACCCACGTGAGTTCTCGATGCTTCATGAGTTGGTGGAGGTGCTCGAAGAAGGAAAACAATAATGGGCACTGTAATCCCCTATGATGTCAACGACTGGGCGCTAATGCGCATCATGCGTGGCAACATCAACTTCTATCGTGAGACTGATCCTCGGAGATATGATCTGGCGATCAAGAAGAGCGACTTGGTTTACAAGGAAACGCTCAAGTCTTATACGGAGCGGGCGGCGTAAGTCGCCCAATCCATTAGAGGTATCAAAATGGACCTTAAAGAATACGAAACAATTATGGCTGAGCGAAACAAAACCAGCTATAAAGTCAATGAGAATTTGAAGAAGGCGCAGAATGTACTTGCAAAATATAGTTTGCTTTCAGGGTATCTACGCCCTAATTTTGCAGATTTCGTAGAACACGACAAATCTATTCGTTATGATATAAAGATGGGTGGACACTTTCTTTGGTCCACTAAGGATAAAGCAGAAGCAGAACAACTCGTCAAAGATTTGGACGAATGTCTTCTGCCTTTTAACCAGAAGTTTGAAGAAGAAACCCTTAAAAAGATAAGAGAATTAACTAATGAACAAGCGAAGTAAGCTAATTCCTATCACATCAAAAATGCAGTTTGAGGATAAAAATGGTAATGTTTATAAGAAACCAAGAATAGTTAAAGAACTTACCCACGTGAATAAAGGTAAAGATTATTCCAAGAAGGCTGCATGATTGAAGAAATCAAACTAATCCTCGATCCTCCTTTAATCATTTATCCTATTGTAGTAGAGTGGACTGAAGGATTTGAAGAATTCACTTCACGTCGTATGACTGAAGAAGAATTCAAAGAAAAGAATTATCCGGATTATTATCGACGATGAAAGTATTAGTTTGTGGATCAAGACATTTTAACGACTACGAGAGACTCAGCGCAGTCCTGGAACCCTTGGATATTGACCAAATTATCGAAGGGGGAGCAAGGGGTGCGGATACTCTTGCCCGCAAGTACGGAGAGTTTTGCAATATACCTGTTGTGGAATATCTCGCAGATTGGAACACACACGGAAAAAGAGCTGGTCCGATTAGAAATTCCCAAATGCTTCGAGAAGGACGTCCGAATTTGGTCGTTGCCTTCTGGGACGGTAAAAGCCCAGGAACGAAAGACATGATTGCCCAAGCCGAGAAGGCTGGCGTTAAAACCATTGTGATAAATATATGAACCAACCTTTAGAAATTGAAATTGATATATTGAAATCCAGATTAGATACGCTTGAACAAAGCCATAAATGGCTTCAATCCAACTGGGTTGATTGGACTTCGTCCACCAAAGATATGGGCCAGAAGATAGTGATTGCACTGGATCAGATCGTTGCGAGTCGTAGTTGACGTTGAGGCGAATGGCTTAAAGCCAGATATTGTTTGGTTGATTATCTGTAAAGATATCGACACAGGCAACTATGAGATATTTAGAAACCCTTCAACTAATGAGTTAGAAAGGGAACGGTTCAATGCGTATGCTCAGAACGTTAGGCTATGGATTGGCCATAATCTCCTTGACTATGACCGTCCAGTTCTTACAAATCTTATTGGCACCACAGGGTCCATTGATCTGGTTGACAATTGCCTTGATACTCTCATTGTTAGCAAGCTTGTTGATTATTCTCGGACACAAGGCCACTCCGTAGAGGCTTACGGAGCAGAATTTGGGTACGAAAAAGGAACTTTCTACAAGTTTACAGACAAAGAATTACATAACTCTGACAGTCTTCTGTTTCGAAAACTAGAAGAATATTGTAAGAGAGACGTAGATATTACACATAAGATATACCTTAAGTACCTAAGGATTATTAAGGATACACAATGGGGACCTAGTATATCCTTGGAACATAAGTTCCAAGTGTTAGTTAATACACTAGAGACTAATGGATTTAGCTTTAATACTAACAATGCTACTAAGCTATTAACTAAGGTAACAGAGGAACTAAGTACCTTAGATACTCTTATACTTAAGGAATTCCCTAGTAAGCTTAAGCTTATACGCGAGATACACCCGCGGTACACTAAGCACGGTACCTTGAGTAAATCTGACTTTAGGTTCGTGAAAGACGGGGATCTCAGTGAATATAATGGCGGGCCATTCTCGCGGTGTGAGTGGGTAGAGTTTAATCCTTCTTCTCATACTCAATTAGTTAAATTATTAAACAGTGCTGGTTGGTCTCCGACAGACAAAACTCAGACCCACATAGACACTGAAAGAGACCTCAATCGTCTTAGGTATAGTTCTAGAGGCCAATCCGTAGTTGACGTAGCCGCAGAACGAGCTATACTGGTAAATAGGCTGGAAGAACTAAGAACAACAGGTTGGAAAGTTTCAGAGCATAATTTAGAAACGTTGCCAAATCCTGATACTTTTGAAGATTGGTTAAAGCATTGTCGCATAAAACTATTGAAGGGCGGAGAGCGTATCAGAGAGCTTATTACGAAAAAAACGCTGAAAGAAAGCGACAGAGCTCCCGCGAACGTTACAATAAAGATCCAAGATCTTTTAAAGACAAGCAACTCCGTAGAAATTACGGACTGTCTATTAGTGAATTTGAGCGAATGTGTCTCCAACAAAACGAGTCTTGCAAAATTTGTGGAGAGCGAAAAACTCTTGTGGTTGATCACTGTCACACCACAGGAAATATACGCGGACTGCTCTGCAAGCTTTGTAACGGATACTTGGGTTGGTTTGAGAGACACCGAGACGCTGCAACGGCGTATCTCGATGCTTCGCGCTGCCAGATCCCTGGCAAAACGTATCCTCCTAGAGTCCCGACGCCGCACTCTCACTGAGTGGCTCTCCCTCGTCTCGCCGAATGACCGTATCCACGGTCAGTTCTACGGGATTGGTGCCTGGACCCATAGGATGGCGCACCAGAAGCCCAACACAGCAAACATTCCCTCTGAATTCAAAGAGGACGGTTCTCCTAAGCTGTTAGGGAAAGAGATGCGCCAACTCTGGCGAGCACCGAGAAATCGGTTGCTCGTCGGAGTAGATGCCGAAGGTATCCAACTTCGTATCTTTGCTCATTACATAGATGACGCGGAGTTTACCGATGCTCTTGTCAGAGGCGATAAGAAGAGAAAGACCGATCCGCATTCTCTCAACCAGAGAATTCTTGGTGATGTCTGTAAGGGCAGACAAGCCGCGAAGCGCTTTATATATGCCCTCTTGTTGGGTGCGGGACTTCCGAAGCTGGCTGCTATTCTTGGCTGCTCAGAGACCCAAGCGAGAGAAGCTCTTGATAATCTTCTCAAACGATATGGTGGGTTTGCCAAGATCAAACAAGAGGCGATACCGCACGATGCAAGCCGAGGCTACTTCGTTGGGTTGGACGGTAGGAAGGTTCTCATACCTGGAGACACAGTCTCATCGCGCAAACATCTTTGCATGTCTGGCTATTTACAAAATGGAGAAGCAATCATCATGAAGTCTGCTGCTGTTAAGTGGCATGCAGATAAAGAAATGTTAGAAATATCTAAGGAATATCCTTGGTTTTTCGTTGACATGGTGCATGATGAATGGCAGACTGAAGTTGTAAATAACATGAAGATTGCTTTGAAGATTGCAGAAATCCAAGCTAATTCATTAAAGCTAGTAGGCGAAGAACTTGGTCTGAAATGTCCCCTAGCTGGTAGTTTCTATAATGATGACCATGAAGATTATACTATCGGTACTAATTGGTACCAAACACATTGAGGTTAGTGAATGATTAAAGCAGGCGATACAGTATATTTAAAGTCCGGTGGTCCAGAGATGACTGTCGGTAATATTAGATGGTGGTCTAAGAAGGCTGTGTGTTTTACTTGGCTCCTGAGCAAGGGCAAGGATTACCAAAGCACTTACTTGAATACCAGAAACATTCCCGTTGATGCATTAGAACTATCAAAAGGATAATTAACGTGACCCTTCATACTATTGAGTATTCATACTATCTGCCCGAGTGGGCAACCATTGAGATGGACATGGACCCTGCGCTAGATCGTTCTGAAAAGGAAATTCTAGCCATTGCAGAGATCAAGGAAATCTTTGATGACATTGAAAATATTGAGATTACGAAAGTAACAGAAATTGGCTAAAGAATTTATTTATTTAAAGGGTAAAGTTTCCTGGGTTCGTCACTTGAGACCAGACGATAAGTATGGCAAGTGGAACTGTAAGCTTCATCCCGATGTTGAGTCCCTAGAGAAGATCAGGGAACTTCAACTCGCACAGAACGGCGTCTCTGGCATCAAGAATGTCCTTGGTAAGGACGATGATGGCTATTACATGGGCTTCTCTCGACCTGTGAATAAGCTGATGCGTGGGCAAGTCGTTGCATTCACTCCACCTGTCGTAGTCAACGCAGATGGTTCACTCTTCCAGGGTGACGCTATCGGCAATGGCACTGACGCAACCATTAAAATTGAAGTCTACACTCACGGTACTCCTGGCGGTGGTAAAGCCAGAGCGTGTCGTTGGGAGTCAATGAGAATTGATCACTTAGTTCCTTTCGATAAGAATAGGGATTTGGGTAAAGAAGAGTTGGAGGCAGTGAAAGAACTGGTCAACCAACCTACCCAATTGTTCTGACGTAGCTCAATATGTAGAGCCCGGCATCGGCCAGCCCCGCAGACACGCAGGGGACGAACTGGATAGCCTAACGGCAAGTCGGAGATACGGGTGTACGACCCGTCGTCAGAGTTCTAGGTACACGGATCCTCGGGTTCATTCCTAGCGTCTACCACAGGACGTTAAACTTGAAGTGTGGTCTGTCTTGGCAGACAGACGGTAAACTGCCCTTAGTCTGTAGCTGTAGAATGAAGTGTCCCTTGAAAGGCATGGACAGGCAAGCAGTTGGGAAATCCGGACCGCGACGGCGGGTAGGTATGCTTAGGTGTATGGCGATCGCAAACTTAAATGAGGACGTTCGCTGCCTTCGGCCTAGCATTTTAACCAATAATAAGAAAGTTCAAAGATATGACTCAAATAACAATTACCGAAGCACTTGCTGAGATTAAGACTGTCGGCAAGCGTATTGCTTCGAAGAAAGAATTCGTTAACAAATATCTCGTGCGGGTTGAGACGATGAAAGACCCGTTGGAGAAAGATGGAGGTTCTTCCGTCGTACTTTCTCAAGAATTGCAAGCAATTGCAGACCTTGAGCAAAGAATAGTGAACCTTCGTCGAGGTATTCAACAGGCCAACGACGAGACCAAGCTGAATGTCGAAGGCATCGACCGTTCGATTACTGATTGGCTCACGTGGCGTCGTGAGGTATCGGAAGGTCATCGTCTCTTCCTGCGTAATCTCCGGGTGAATTTGGAGAATATGCGTAGTGCTCAACGTTCTCAGAGATTTAATTCTCAAACTGAGAAGCCTCTGGATATCATTGTCAACGTCGATGAGAAGAAGCTCGCCGACGAAGCTGAGAAGCTCGACAATATCCTGGGTCAACTCGATGGACAACTTTCGTTGAAAAATGCAACCGTAATGGTGAACACATGACATTCTGGAAAACCGTAGGTGCTGTACTGGTCGCACAGTTGATTGGTACTTTGATTATCTTGGTCCCCTATGTCGTCACAATAGTTGTACTAGCGACTAAGTAGTTCCTAAAATAACCTTCTGCAGCGAAGTGAGAAAACTGTAGACAAACAAGTTTACTGGCCCTAAAACCAGTGCATCATTGGAGATGTAAAGAGGACTCGATATCCTCGCAAACTCAAAGCTCAACGTTCAGAGATCAAAGTTTAGGATTTCAACGTTCATAGTTAAGAGCTTAAAGTTTATCCAAACCCACCAATAATCTGGTCCATTTAGAAATAGATGGCACACGCAAGTTTACAAGCGTGTTCTCAGGATGGTGGCTGCTACACGGAGGTTATTAATTCATTAGGCAATTTTGCCAGCAAGCAAGAGAAGGAGAGCCAAGTGAATTTGTCTGCAACGAAGAAGTTCATCGGTTGTTCGCACCCTGGTTCATACACCAGCGGTACACCCAAGACACTTCTCGAGGTTCGGGCTTGGGCCAAGCAAATGCTTGGGCAGCACAAGAACATCAACACGGTGTTCATCACCGAAGCCGTCGAGACTTGTCAGCGCACTGAGCCGCCTGTTGTATTCATTGGGTTCACCGCTGAATCGGCGACCAATGGCCACGACAGCCATACAGCCGATACCGAGGAACTGCCCAGTCAGTTCTGATTACTTTACGACGTAAGGCCCTGGAGGGTAAAAGCTTCAGGGCCTTATTTTGTTTATATTGAGGAGAAGAACGATGCGGGAGCAAGATCAAATCTTAGGGGTGAGCTTCCGTAATACGGCAAGGCACTTCCGAAAGAAGTACGGGCCGATTGGACCTGATGGTCCACGTCTCCCATCTTATCCTGATTTGTCCATTAAGGCTGATCGTAAAGAGATTCACCTTCATCCTCGATGGCAGCGTACAGAACAATGTAGTTGTGGATATCCTTGCGAACCATGCCAATATGGAGCCAAGGACAATCAGCGAAACTTCTGTGCGAAACTCGACCTCAGGTCTCCAAAACCTGAGTGACCCACAGTCAACTTCCCGCTAGGCGTGGAACCCTAGTGACTGGAATACTGATGGTAGAACTCCTCGCAAGAGGACAGTCCCTTAACCGAGACAGCGGCACCAGGGCGACCTGATGTGGGATATCAGCAACGAGCAATTGTTGCTACCCGTCTTTCTAGGTCTGAGGAAGAGCCCGGACTTAGGTTGTTCGGAGGCTAAAAACAACGAACAAGGATCCGACTGAGTTAAAGCTTAACAACCTTTAACCCGGAGCCAGTGGCCAAAAGGGAGTACCGCGGAGCCTTCCGGTGACAGACGTCAGATCAGTCAGCATCCCGTAGTTGTAAGAGCAATGCGACCTTGCTTGGGTAGTTGTCAAAGACTATGACCCACTCGACTTAGGGAGAAAACGCGGTGTGCAAAAGGCTCTCTACAATCCGCTTGTACCCACTCATCGCAATGATGAGGAAGCAACCAGAACGTATGTCGTGGCCTACGTGCAGAGTAGTACTCTGTACCCCACTAGGGCTCAAGTAGGAGACTATTCCAACTAGACATACGAAGTCCCCGTAAGGATCCTGTGAATGGACCTTCAAGGGCATACGCAACTCACGAGGCTTGGAAACCTCTGCAGGTTCGAGTCCTGTCCCCACCGGGGTGGTGAAACGGAAAACACAGTGAGTTGGAGAGTAAGTCCTGAACCCCTACTAGGCTGCTGCAGCGCAAATCTGCTCGTGGTATGATCCTCCAAGATGGGGCCGAGGTAGAAAGGGATTTACTGATGGGAATGCCGACCGAAAGCAAGGATGTCTCCTGATCGGTGTTAGGGAACGTATCTTCGTGTGAACCTGGGTATGAACTCTTTCGCAGTTGATCACAGTAGCCAAATAGAAATCGCACCCCGTAAAAGTCGCCACATGCTAGCGTTTTCGTTGAACGCGGATCTGGTTGGGGAAGACACAGTCGCGTGGTGTCGGAGGTGAAAGTAAGAGCTAGTCCTTGAAACTTGTCGATGCACTGACGTTGCTCTGCCTGATGAGGTGGCAGAAAGGATACCGAAGGAGTTGCTCGGTGAACGCTAGGAAATGAAAAGAAACCTAGCTCCGGCTGTCTACCGGAAAAGTGTTGAAAGCCCACTGCGGGTAAAAGGGGAGAACTTTTTAGAAGGGAGGAACCTTTTAAAAGGGGAGAGCCTTTACGGCAGGATTGGTTAGTAAACAGCCCAGGTCCAAGCGTGCTCCCAGGAAGGAGAAGCTGTGTGTCTCGCCGAAGGACTTGAATTCGTAAAGGGCAATATCTAGAGGAAACCAACGGATGCACACATCGTGAATGGTGTGAAATGTGGGAGTTACGTCCCATGCCTGATCTTGCAGCGACCGTGAAGACAAGTCTGACGCAGCCGAGACTAGGGTTGAACCTAGAGTAGGCGCACCCACCGATCTCATCAGTCGGCTCGGGGTGAAGTCTCTGGAAGAAAGCGCAGAAGTGCATGAACTCTCTGTACGGTAAGATGAACTAGGACGTGCTTGCTAAGTCTACGGATGTATGCGACAATGTCCGAATTGTAGACGCCCTAACCGCACAATGCCATCGGCAATGGGGCTATGTTCAGGTTACGTTCAAGAGAGGGAATGTCCCGTACTCTCACTAAGGATGGATGATCATGTGTCCATACCAGGGTTGGAACATACGGAGACTAGTAGGCTTGCGACGTGCACGCCCTCCATAAGGAGATAGCCCACATGCGGAGAAGGAGAAAAACAATGAACTACAATCCGCGTTATCAGGGTGCAGGTTTCTTGGAGACCATTCAGGCCATTGAGATGGTAAAGCAATGGACCAAGGACCAAGAAGAGAATTTGAAGGACTCAATTAAGAAGAAAGCTGAGAAAGAAAAGGAAGAGAAGGAACAACTGAACTGGCATAAGGTCATCCGATACACGGTGTGGACAATGATGTTCGGCCCGTGGATTGTCTTGGTCCAGTATTATGGACTGACTATGGCCTTCGGGAAACTGTTCAGGTAGTAATTTCCTATCACACCAAAATTGAATGCAAATACAAAGTTTAGTACAAGACATTTACAGCTACATCCAAGAGCACGACGATGGTTGGCTCTCTGACGCCGGCAAGGTTCTTGCTGCCAGGGAAGTCTACAACTCTAATGGAAGGAAAGGCACACTACGTCTTTCTGCATTAGGACCTAAATGCCCACGTGCTTTGTGGTACTCAATACATCAGCCAGAGTTGGCTGAAGCGCTTCCACCCTATGCAAAGTTCAAGTATGGCTACGGCCATATGATTGAAGCAGCAGCAGTCTCGTTAGCCAAGCTAACAGGACACGAAGTCACCGGAGAGCAAGATGAACTCATTGTCGATGGGATTGTTGGTCACCGTGACTGTGTCATTGATGGTTGTGTTGTCGACGTCAAGTCTGCTTCTACATATAGCTTTGCAAAGTTCAAGGACAAAAGCATTGGGGAGAATGACCCTTTTGGGTATCTGGAACAGCTTGATGCTTATCTCTTGGGGAGTAGCGGAGACGATCTTGTTCAGATAAAGGACAAGGCGTATCTATTAGCCATTGACAAACAATTAGGACATATGTGTTTATATGAGCATACATTACGCGAATCCCATACACGTGAGCGAATTGCTGATTACAAGAGAATTGTTGGACAGAGTCATCCGCCACCTTGCGGATGTGGAACTGTCGCAGACGGAAAGTCAGGTAATATCAAGCTGGATATTAAAGCATCATACAGCGGTTTCAAGCATGTTTGCCATCCTCAACTCAGAACCTTCCTATACGCCTCCGGCCCAGTCTACTTAACACAAGTAGTACGTAAGCCAGACGTACCAGAGGTAGACCGGAATGGTAAATTGGTGTATAATTAATGTCTGAATATTATCATTATAAAGATAAAAAGTTCTGGCGAAATCATTGGTGGGAAGAAGTCCATAACGACTGGGACCTAACCAAAGAAGAGAAGGCGGAAGAATTTGCCTTTAACTTCGGTTTTGATTGCGGTTATGGGAAAGGTTTATCTGACGCCAAGGAACTTCGCGAGAGAAACAAAATTCTTGAAGAAGACAACAAGAGCTTGCACGCGCATCTAGCAACAAGAGCTAGGCTTGATCGTCAATTCTCTTCCAAAGAAGAATACGATTACATTAATAAGTTTATGGATGAAGAAGCCGCGAAACAAGTTCGAACTTGACGGATTTAAACACTTAACTAAGAAGAAGATTAAGTTCGAATATGAAGCTCAGAAAATTCCTTATATCTTTTCTGGACATTACATTCCAGATTTCACCATTCACAAGACACGAGATACAATGCTTGTGGAATACAAAGGTTACTTCCGACCCGAGGATAAACGGAAGCTGGCCGCTGTCAAAAAGTGTCACCCAGCCCTCGACATCCGTATCGTCTTCTACAGTTACAATAAAGCCTCCGTTCGCTGGGCGGATAAGCACGGGTTTCCTTGGGCCTTAAAATCAATACCAGATGAATGGTTGAAAGATGACTGACGAAGAACTTAAAGACATTATCAGAAATTCAGATTATTCCGCTTCACGCTATCAAGCCGGTAAAAAGCAAGGACAGGCAGAAGCGTTAGTTTTGATTATAGTAACCTTAGTTATTTCAATTAGTATTTTTGTATTCTTGACGTGGCCAATCATAGCTTCATCTTAAAAGATATAGAGAACTACCTAGAGACCTATACTCTAGAGGAAATTCTAGAAGAGAATGAGCTTACTGTAGCAGACGCTCTCCTCTTTATGGTTGAACAATCATTTGTAGAATTACCACCGAATGCACCCTGTTAACAAATTTCAGAGGAAGCGTATAGCTACCTCAAAGCATAAGAGTAATGAAGAGAAAAGGAAGGACGCCAAAGAACGCAGCAGTGCGGTTTGGCGTAAGCTCACAAAAGAACAACTCGCCGCGCAGGAGGCTGAGGATGAACTTAGAGCAATTCGAATTGATGACGAAGCAGCGGACAGTAGACCTGTCGCTTGATACCATCAACGATCTTGTTGCCATGCACTTAATGGCAATGAAAGAGGTTCCTCAGAACCTCGACATCCACAGCTTGACTTTTGATCCGTCAAAGGTTAAGGTGGATAAAGAAGGCCGAAAGCTGGTTCCTGTCCAGTATACGCTGAAAGAAAGGACGGTGAGATACCAGCAAGATGCCGAAGCGGGCTAGAAACTATCGCAAGGAGTACGATGACTACCAAGGCTTGCCCTTGCAAAAGAAACGCCGTGCAGATCGAAACCGTGCACGACGTCAGGCAATGGCCAAAGGTAAAGTTCATAAAGGCGATGGTAAAGAATTAGATCACGTAGGTTTCCATAGACGTGGTCGATTGAAAAGCGTACCGACACGTGTAGTGTCAAGGCATGCCAATAGAATACGGCAGCCAAAAAGATCCTAAAAGAAAGGAAAGCTAATGAATGAAGTCAATACTGACCTGGCTAAGGTCGCTGCTCCCAAGCAAGACCAGAAGCCAGCCGAGCAGACCAAGCCGGAAACCAAAGAAGTCGAAGTAAAGAAGTAACTTTCTTTAATTCATAATTTTAAAGCCCCAGTCAGCTTGTGCTCCTGGGGCTTTTCTATTTGGAGAAGACATGTTAACGAGTGAACTCGTACAAAAGTACGGTTATAAGGAATTTCACGATACTAGTGCACATCTTTGGTTAGCACAATATCCTTATGATCCTAGTCAATGCATCTGTCTACCTTGCAAATGGTGGGAAGAGAATTTAGGTCCTGGTATTGGAGAGTTCCTAGATTTTTATGAAGCTACGTTTAAACAAAGAAAGAGATTCAGAATGAAGAAGACCTATAAGGAATGTGTAGGGACAAACTACACAACTACAGATACGTATAAGGTAATGCTTTCTTTAGGTGATTGCAATCAACCTTGCAACCCTGTGGCGGTGCCTTGTGCTGCGCCATGTATACAAAAAGAAGAAAAGGAAACTACCATGGCTACTTTCAACACTACGGCTGACCTCACTGCCCAGCAGAAGAACTATCTGGCTACGCGACTGGAGCGTTTGGAGCGTCAGAAGCAGGAAGACCTTCGTGCGCCTTACGGCCTGAAGGATGACGACGCGCCGGCTTCGTTCGATGAACTCCTGGAGCGCCTTGACAAGGGTCGCTACGTGATCTCGGATGAGAAGCGTAAGCTGAAGTACGGCTGGTACGATGCCATGTGCTACGTTGAGTGGCGTGACCCGGCGATCAAGA